GTGTCAACAGGGTTATTAAACCACACTGAATCATCAGTAAGTGGGGCGTGAATTTTATATAGATCACTTTGACCAGACGCTAATGATCCGCTCGTAGTGCCTTTTTTGAACGATATCTTTGCGTTAGAAATTGTTGCGCCTTGTTTGATGTTTACGTTGGCAAAATTGAAAACGAGAACATCATCTGTATTGTCTGCACTATTGTTGTAGTAACTAACAGGGATATGACCCCTTCCAACAGTTTGCGAAGTTGTCCGTTGTCCTCCTAGAGTTACACTTGAAGAGCTAGTATCACCGCTAAATTGTGCTTGTGTGCTGGTTGATGTTAGTGTTGGAAAACTATTATACCTTGAACTCGCAAGCTCTCCAGTAAATCCTCTATTAAGGCTTCGATCTGAGCTAGTAAAGCGTATCGTCTGACGTGGGTTAACAGTGTAAGTTTCAGTCGCACCGCTTTGCTGTGCAGAAATTATAGGCGAGCTGCTAGCTGTTATGGAAGGAATACTTATACCTAAATTGTTTAGCTTCATTATACAGCTAAGTAAGCAAGTATTTTGCCAGAATTTAAAGAAATAGATTTAAACTCTCCTACTATTGTTAAACCTTTAGGAAATGTAATGCCTGTACCTATAGCTGTAATGTTAGATTCTGCTGTACCATCTGCTTTTTTGTTTAGTTCGGGCCAGTCTAATCCATTACTATCGAACGTAGAATCCTCTAAAAAAGTAATAGCGCAAAACTCTCTAGTAAAAGTATTGCTAGTATCTGTTATTAAAAGTGCTCCGCCTTTTCCAGCAGATTGTTTTTCTATGTTGTTTGTTGCCATATTTATTTAGTTTATTATAAAATTGTTAATACATACCCCTCATTCCTGAACCTACTCCATTTGGAGCTACGTGCAATGAAGGTTTAGCAGCTCCTCTAAAAGAATCTGTGTCTTTTTCTAATAACCTGCTACACACACCCCAATGATATTCAGCTCTTTGTATATCACCATTATCTTCTGATAACTTACCCAATAGAGCGTGTTTGACAATAGCATCTTCGGGTACGTGTATAGGATCTTCAGACGAATCAGTATCTATATCAATGTTTAAAGATACAAAACGTCTCTTTAATAATAAATGAGCTGAAGAGTCGCTATTTGTTCCTCCCACTCTATACCTTCTATATCTTATTTCTCCTTGCCCGCTTGGGATGTCAGCAAGAATAACTTCTTTGCTAGTATCACTGGTCTGTATTGCCTTTAATCTTGTAAGATGTCCTGCTGGAATATCTTTGTAAATTATTCTTTCAATATGGACTACATTAGTCTCAGTAGAGCTTTTAGATGTTTGTCCTCCTGAACTGTTAGACAAAGTGATTGTAACGGTGTCAGGCGATGTAGTTGATGCCCTTCGGCAAATAATTTTTATCTCTGCGGAAGCATCATTAAAAATCTCTGCATTACTATTTGGGCCTATATCAGTAATGTTTAAAGTGTACTGAGTTGTTCCATCTAAGTCTCTAAATGTCGTATGATAACCGTCATCGATGAAAGATGCTAAAACCGTTGTGTCTTCCTGATTTGTTCCAAACAACTTATAATCATGCCATAAAGAACGAGTAGGGACTGCACTATTATCTATTATACCAGCTATAATCGAATCTGTGTCTTGTGGTAAAGCTATGTACCCACTAGAAGCCTCTTGAGTGTGTTCTAACATCATATCACGCCAATAACCCATTTTATATAAACGGGGCATGACTTCGTTAAGAGCCTTCCTGAACCCTATATGAGAAGAATTAGCAGCGTCAAGATATTGACTATGCGTTGTGTATAAGTAACTGACGGTAGTAGCTGGCACGTTTAAATATAAAAGAAATAATGCTAATTTCAACTAATCACTAATCCCACATACGCTTACCTAAATCCTGATCACAAATATCGCTATATCCTTCTCTCTGAGCAGCCAGCCATATAGCAGGACAATATACGTTCCAGTCCTTACGCCTATGTGCTACTTCATATTGATGATCAACGTGATGATTTTTCCTTCCTATAAAATCAGGAGCATGATTCAAATGAACGTATGCTTTCTTATATATTTTACGTTTTAAAGCATATGCATGAGTCCTATTTACTGACGTGGCTCTCATAACTCTCTGAATTCCTATATGTTGCGGTTCTTTCCTATGCTGCCCTCCTAAATATATTTGATCCCAATTCTTAGGGACTTTGTGCATAAAAGCATTTAGTATTGGTAGGGTTTCGGGTATAAATTCAGCGTCATCTTCTAGTATTAGAATTGATTCAATGGTTTTATTTAAAATTTTCTGCTCCATTATAACGTCTTCGATAATCCTTATATGAGACCTCAAACACCCCCAAGCCCCAGCTCCAGCTTGAAAATAGCTTGGGAAGGAGGTTCTATTTCCCATAATAGCAGGATAAACCACAACGTCTTCTGGATCTGCTAAACCATTATTTTGTATATGGTCTAAAAATTTTTTAAGCCTATCTTCTCTGTCAGGTCTGTTTATAACAAAAACCCTATCAAACCAGTCAGTTAATTTTTTATACCCGTCTGACAAACCTAAGTTGAAGAAGAAGGAGTTCCTCCATCACTTCCTTGAGGAGAATTTTCTTGAAGAGCTAAAATACTGCTAATTGATGATATACTTCCTGTATCAACATATCCTGTACCGTTGGTTGGAGCGCTACTTCCTGCAGCTCCAAACCCTCCAAAAAATCCTCCAGTGTGCTCTGTTGTCTCTATTATAGAAGGTTCCTCCCCAAATTCATTGTCTATTGGAGGTATAAAAGAAGGCTCATCTATTTCCTCTATAATAGACGGCCCACCATCAAATGAAGGAATTTCAGGATTTGGTTGATTAGGTTGTTGTCCTTTTATGCTTCCTCCTAAAGGTATGAAATTAGGGTTGTTAGTAGCTGTTGGCAGATTGTTCTGGTTAGTTCCTACACTCTGACGAGGGGCTTCAAAAGTACCTGCAGGATTATCATCAGTAGCCGTAGTAGTTAAAGAGTATGTACCCCCATCAGAACTGCTTGGTGCTTCTGATCCATCAACAATGGTAGTAGCGTAATACAAATGATCTTCAATGCTTTGTGTTATTGATGTCTCTCCATCAGCGGTCTTATTAAATGAACCTATCTTTATGTGATATCGGCCTTTGTTTGGGGCCTCTCGAAGAAGTTTATTGTTAACTTTTTCTAGCTTGCCACAAGGCTCTTCCTCTGGAATCTCATCCGCTTGTGGTATAAAACTTAATGTACATTCACTGATTGTATGATTAACTGCATCAAGATAAAATTTAAGATACACTGTCCCGAACTTACCTCCGCTTGATAGAACAGAAAACTTTCTATTTTCTCCTCTTTGTCCTATAAAACTAGCTGGTGTTATGTTGCCAAAACTAGGTAAGGGGCTTTGGCCTTTTATACCAAACCTTGTAGTGCCTCCAACATCAAACCCTTCAACCTGAATAGCTGCTATACTAAAATATAAAACGCCATAATAACATACAAACTGAGTTCTTCCGTCTTTCTGTAAAACTTCTAGTTCAAAAGGATGTTTCTTACCTTCAAAAAGATCTGTAGGATTATTAGACAACTCATCTGTACCAAAATAATTATTATTTATAGCGCCAAAATTATCTTCATCATAAGTTTCGGGCCAGCTTTCAAGATTCCCTACTCCTGATGTGTCTATAGATACTTCATTATTATAAATGTCTTCTGACATATCTAAGCATATGAGCCAGTAAACGGCTGTAGGTTTGGTGGAAATATAGTTTTCTTTATTCTAACATAGCCTCCTCTGTTAGGTTCTTGAGTATCTGACACAACAATTTCAGAAGGCCAATCAATGTAGTTGGTTGCGGGATATAAAAACCTAGAAGAACCAAACTTATACTTAGGGTGTCCTGTTCCTGTAGTTATACCTATATCAATTAAATTATGTAAAGTGGGTTGGACTTTTAAAGAAGCTAAAGGAGTAGCAAAAACAACAGGCAAAGGATGCATTGGATTTATATCCGTCAAAGTCTGTTTTGTCTTTGACCAAGTAATCTCGTATTGAGTTTTGGTGGGCCCGTCATATCTGTTTCTTTTATAGACAGGAAGAACTACAGTTTCTCCACCACCATCCTTGAGAGACCATGTATATCCTACAATACCCCCATTTTGAGGATCAAAACCGTTCCCTAAACCAGAAACACCGTTAAGCACAGGAGGCCAAACATATCTTTCTTGAGTTTCATACTTAGCGATAACTGATAATCCCGCAGAAGCTCCTGATGTGACTACTGAAGGGACTACTTGTTTCTCACTTAAAACATACCAGTTATCTGATATTTGCTTTCCTTCCCTTTTTATACCTAACTTATCAGTACCCCAAAAATTAGAGCTCCCCGAAGGTGATCCCCCAAGATCTGAGTGTCCTGTAGCATATGTTAGGCTTCCTGCTTTAAAAGAATTCGCAGTAGTCGTACCAGTGTCAACGAGAGTGTCTCCTGAAGCGCTAAATATTTTTGTAGCTTGTATATTTTCAGAATGGAAGAATATAGTTTCTTTATCTACTAATGCTCCTAAAGAGGGGTTAGAATCAGCTCCACTAGCAGTTGAATCGAAAGGAAAAGTCCTGTCTACAAAAACATTGCGGATAGGTACTTTCTTAACAAAAACTCTTTGCTCTACTACATACAAAGAATCTAAAACTTCGTTGCCCGATCTTACCTGTTTTTTCTCAAATAGTATATAACCATCACTACCAGAAAAAGGATCACTAGTAGTGGTCGGCATAGATGAATTCAAAGCAGGGCTGCTTTCGTCATAAGAACTACGAAGAATTACATAAGTACGTGTAACAGAATCATATCGAGTGCTAGAAGCTCCAGCAGCTTGAAACTCCCAATTATACTGGTCTTGATTGTCACGATTTACAACATAGTACCATAATTGATACTGCCCATTCTGATCGTTAGCACTTTTTATTAAAGCTAACTTGTGATTAGGAAAATTTGTAGTGTCGGGATGTGGGGTTCCATATGATGTGTCGTCAGCGGTGGCAGCCGACTTTACACTTTTACTAGCGTCTTTAGTCTCAATAACTACTAAGTCTGCTACTTTAGGAGTAGTAAACTCAATAATCCGTTGCCTTCTAGTTGGCGACGTAACTCTAGCCATATTAGTCTTTTGCTAAAACTACAACTGTTAAATCATCGCCACTAGCCGCAAAGGTTATAGTTATGTTAACATCTGTAGGATCTTCTCTTGGGATAAGTAAGGCTGACCTTGTAAGACTATTTCCACTTCCTAAAGTAATATCACCAAACTTATTATCTGTTGATGTAATTACTATATCTCCAGTATTTGTAGAATCTGTCTCATAATGCATAGCTACAATTTTAGACGCTGCTGGAATAACATCACCCACTGCATCTGTTGGAGATGATGGTGTCCCTCCATTAGATGCATAACCAGTAAAGTCGTGTCCTGCTCTGTCTAAAGCCGAAGGAGAATCTCCAGATGCAGCGCTAAATTTATGGAGATCAAGATCCCAACTTATTTGATCAGCGGCTGCCGTTGATGTGAACTTTACAGAGTAAATAATATCTGCCTCAGAAGAGGTGGGGCTTACGCTTAGTGTCCTACCAATTCTAATATCATTTTGAACGTTCGTACCTTGACCAGCCATTGTAGCTATAATGGTAGTACGAATATTTATTCCTGATAAGGATTGAGCCATAATTTAAGTATTTTCTACGTTTTCACGCATAAACATAGTTATAAGCTGTGCTGGCGTGGCTTCTGGGTTTTTTTGCATGAGCTCTGAAATCATCTGCATCTGCATCTGGTGTTCTTCGTTGTTTTCATCAAACTCTTCTCCAAATAATTCCATAAATAAAGACATTACCATTTCCTCCATACTATCATCCATTTCTTTCATATCCTCTTCCATACCCTCATCCATTTCTTTCATATCCTCTTCCATACCCTCATCTGTTTCTTTCATATCCTCTTCCATACCCTCATCTGTTTCTTGTTCGGCAGGTTTCATAACTGCTCTTTCAATAGCAACTACAAAGGAATCATCTGCAGATCTCATGTCTTCACCTTTTTTAGCGGCTTCTTCTTCAGCAGCAGCCATTCCTTCTTCGTCATATTCGAATTCTTTTTTTCCTACTTTTGGCATAATATTGTTTTGTTTATATGTTTGTAAATAAATAACCCCGATCCCCTACTTTTGCAAGAGGATCGGGGATTATTGTGATTTGTTATGTTACTGATTATAGAGCAGGAACACAATCAGCATAGTCAGCGGCATTAATAATGTTAGCTAAAACAACAAATTGACCTGCTGTGAGTTCGTTGTTGTTAACTCCCGCAGGGTTAAATGTGATTCTAAAAGTATCACCATCGGTTGGATCATTTAAGCCTCCGATTACATCGGCTTCGGTATCAATCCTGCTGCCAGTGTTATCAACAAAACCTACGGAAAGTACGCTGGATGGTTGGATATAACCGTCTACATCTTGGTCATTTATCCCTACAGTTACTGATGCGCTAGTTAAAGAGCCACCAGAACCGTCGGATCCAGTAAAGGGTTTAGTAGTTACTAACCTAACAATGTTGACTTTATCCCCTGCTACAAATGTATGTACATCAAAGGAGATAGCATTTTCGGTAGAGTCAGCAGCTAATGTAGGATTATCAAAGTTAAACAAAAACGCATGAGAAAAACCTTCTCTAATAAGAGCGGCTGGTACTTGTTGGATTAAACTACTCCCACTAGAATCTTTGTTGGATATAAGGAGAGCATCGTTTCCCGCAACAGCAGCATTAGTTGGTAGCGTTGTTGTATCATCTAAAGTTGGCATAATTTTTAAATTCTAAATTTAATATATTTAAAGTTAATTTATGTGGGGTTCCCTTTTACAGGAACCCCACTTTAGAATTAAGCAGCAGGTGTGCTTGAGTCCCTCTTGAAGAGAATCATGAATCCAAAGTCAGTCTTGATCGGCTTAGAAGCAGATGCAAGGATACCTCTGAAGAATCCAGTCTCACTGTCAGGGTTAATGACAGCATCAGGAATGTTCAACCACTTAAACTCACCTCTGTAGTTATTAGCAGAGAAATCAACTCCGCTTCCAACTGAGCTCAAAGGTGCTGGAATCTGTGACTCCATCACGTCAGGATGCAAAATAAATGCAGCCTCATATTCAGCAGAATCGTAACTACTGTTATAACTAGATACGCCACTCGATACTGAGTAAGGAAGTACTCGTGTGAACTGATCAGTGCTTGCCAAAGAAAACCTTGGAGCAAGATCGTCAACTAAGTGATAGAAACCTCTGAAAGATTTCTCGATTCCTAATGGAGCAATAAGATCACTTACTGCTGCATTGTTGTAACGAACGTCATCACGGAAACCTGCTTCAGTCTGAAGCTGATAAGATGCCTCAGATGAAAGAACAAGTGCAAACACTGGACGGCCATTCTCACGACCGTAAGCATTAGTACCTGCACCTCTACGAATCAAGTTGAAGTAACACTTATCAAGAATTGCATTTGAAATGTTAGCATCAGGAATGCCAGCAACTCCTGCAGCACTAAGGTCAAGAGCTCCTGAATCGATGCCATCTCCTTCAAAGGTTCCGTCTTGTCCGTCAATAGCGGTTCCACTAGTCTTACATCCAACATAAGCGTCAGATAATTTAGCGTACTCATCACGATAACGGTTCTCCCAAGTGTAGCGGGTAGCTTCAGTAAGAAGATCCATGATCGCACGAAGTTGCTCTCCACGGTGGGCAGCAAAACGCATGTCATTTAGAGATATGCGTGGTGACTCAATAGCAGCTCTTGCAAGCTGGTACTGCTTGAGCTTTTTACCGAAATGTACAAATGATGTACCTGCAGCGACATTAGGCCCAACTTCAGTAGCCATTGTATCACCGTTTGGTAATGGCTGATCGAGAGTTGATGTGCCTAAAGTTCCGCTACCTTCAGAGGCAGCTACGTTAGTCCAGTCGGCTCCGACTTGGCCTGAAGCACTACTGCCTCCTGCTTGAGATACTGGAATGGCTCTGTCGTAAACTAGAGTTGTTAAGAATCCACCAGACTGGTCTGGGAATGTTGTTTGTCTAATAAGATCCATCCAAGGACTTGTATGGATAGTCTGTCTGTGTATGTCTGCACCAATGCGGTTAGCCTCTTCAGCGAGAACAGTCTCGATGGCAGCGGTTCCACTGGTAACAGGGTTAAATGTATGGGCCATTGTATTAAATTAGTTAATAAAATTATAAGTTAAGGCAGACCACTCCCCTTTAGAAGGCGAAGCAATCTAGTTTCAATATCGTATAACCTTGCTTAATTAGAACTAATTGGGAAAGGCTAGAGCAACCCACAAGATTTATTTCTAAGAGACTCAGCTCTGATCACATGCAGACTGAACTAATTAATGGCTAGAGCAACCTATCTGAATGCGATAGGTAAAATTAAATCTATTCTCTTGTTAAGTCAATAAGAGAATTAGAGCTGCCTTTTTGTTAATATTTAGGAAGACCAAAAAGAGAGTTTCTGGCGGTACTGCCTTTGGTACTAGCGTTTTGCTTATTTCTCTGCCTTTGGAAATACTTCCTTTGGGCTTCTTTATCTTTATCCCTGTTAGCTAATCTTCGATTAACATTAGCTTCTGCTTCCTTTTCAGCTTTCGTCTGCTCCTCTTTAGACTTAAATTTTTTAGGGGCTGGCAGCCCAAACCCGCCTTGTCCTTCTATCATACCTGTCTTATCAAATCCTTGTTTCACAAAACTTTTTTGCTTTTCTGTTAAAGGCGTAGGTCTTTTTTTACTTTCCTCCTCTTCAGATCCTTTGTCAGTTTTCTTTCTAAGACGATTCATTGAACCACCTCTAGTTCTTTTTGAAGGACTACCTGAACCACCGAAACGTGGTCTCCTGCTTTTTGGTCTTGCTTTAAATTTGAATCTAAACATTTTGTGTATCGTTTACATAAAAATACATTAATAGAAAATAAAAGCAACCTTCTTTGATACAGGTCTCAAACTACTCTTGTCGTTCCCCAAGCAGTGAGGAATGTGTCAAGAGCGTCTAAACCAGCGTAAGTTACAACAGGGGAACTTACGGAACCACTATAAATAGGAGTTCCGATGACAGGAACTTTCGTGTCTTCGTCATAACAACCTAATATTTTTAAAGTATTATCATCATCAACTAAAAAAACAGGATCACCTGAATCTTTAAATCTAGCACGACCATCAAAATAATCCTCAAAAGTAACTTGATTGGCATTTGTTTGACTACTTGTTTTAGCATCAAGCTGTAAATTGGTAGAACCAGTTAACCCAGCAGTGCTTACAACTCTCCAATGTACTCTTTGTCTAGGTGGAGTTAAATGAGCATTAGCAGATCCTTGCGTCTCACCGTGTGGAGCATTTGAAGAAATCCTTGACCTAGTATCTAAAACATAAGTAAATCCTTTTGGAGGGTTGAAGGGAACATTAAATGTAGAACTCCCCTCTATTTTTGCTATCTCATAAATTGTTAAACTATCATCTACTGAATCAATTGACTCACCATTTGGGCCTTCCAAAATTGCAATACCAATATCTGTAAAATCATCCGTTAAAGTATTGAAAGTTGTTTTTAAATCTATTTTTGAAGAGTAACCTCCAGTAGGTGATGTTGAGAAAGACCCTCCAGATTGTGCAATCCTATACGTAAATCTTTGCCCCCCAGCATTTGTAAAGGTCATGCGCTGATCAACGCCCCCACTATGATGAGTAGCAAAAGCAATAGTTTTTGGGCCTATCAAAGTACCTCTTCTCGTAGATTGCTCATCTCCTCCTATCACGTTCCCATGAAAAGCAACTCCTGATAAATCAAATCTAGCTGCCCAACAATCAGGGTTTCTAGTTAGTGTAGATGTTTGATCTGAAGCAACTATAGTAGTAAAATATTGATCATCCATAGGAACAGCAGTAGATGTTGCAGCAGGAGCATTATCCGAGTAAGTCCACTTTGCTGTAGTTCCCGACCCTGAAAAACTTTTTGTTCGAGGGGGATACTTCGCTTTATATGCTCTCAAAGCATCTATAACGGCTGTTCCATGATACCCCCATGCACGTAAAAGATCATGGAAAGTGGTAGCTTTAACAGTTCTTTCAGAAACATCATATATTGGGATAAGATCGTTAAAGTTGAACTGTATATCAGTCAACTCAGGTGTTGCATTAACTCCGTCTAATGAAGGCATTTTATGAAAAAACTAATCCTAACGCCTCTCCTAGTTCTTTAACAGTAATTGATTTCACATGACCTGTAGACTGATCATAAAAAGATAACATATCCTCTCTAGCTATCTTATTAAAAGTATTGGTATCAGAAGAAAGTAGACTTTCTCCTTCTAGCTTTTGTAATGTTGGGGTATCCCCTAAAGTGGGCATATTAGTCCTCCTGTATATCTAACCCCACGCAAATTTTAGGAGGTAAGACTGCAGCTTTTACATCGAGAGAAACTCTGACAGCAGGGTCAGTAAAAGGGACTGGAAGACCAATTTTTGCATCTGTAGTTTCACATGATATATTACAAATAGCTATTAAAGCTAAACCTAATAAACAAAATAAATTTTTGTAGTTCATAGTTTATAATATGCACATATTTTAAATAATAACTAGAAAAAAGTACAATAATGGCTAAAGCAAGATTCAAAAGACTGCCTTCAGGTAAAATAAAATATCATGGAGAACTATTTTCTGGTTTTAATAAACCAAAAGTAGCTCCAAAGGGCAGTAAAAAGAAATTCGTTGTTCTAGGTAAACAAGGAGATAAAATTAAAAAAGTTGGTTTTGGTCACAGAGACTATCAAGATTTTAGGCAACATAAAGACCCTAAAAGAAGAAAGAACTTTAGGTCTAGGCACAACTGCGATACCGCAAAAGATAAAACAACAGCACGTTATTGGGCTTGTAAAAAACTATGGTAATGAAAAAAAGAAAATCAAAAAAGAAAAAGTCTAGAGTAAATGAAGCAGGTAATTACACAAAACCTGCTATGCGTAAAAGAATGTTTCAGCAAATAAAAGCAGGTACAAAAGGAGGTAGAGCAGGGCAATGGTCAGCAAGAAAAGCTCAACTATTAGCTGCAAGATATAAAAAAGCAGGAGGAGGATATAAATAATGGCCCTAAAAAAATCACAAAAGAGCCTAAAGGAATGGACTAAACAAAAATGGCGTACTAAATCTGGTAAAAAATCATCTGAGACAGGTGAGAGATATTTACCAGAAAAAGCTATTAAGAGTTTATCTGCTGCTGAATACGCTGCTGGAACTCGTAGAAAACGAAAAGCGACTGCTCAAGGTAAGCAAAGAGCCAAATATACAAAAGCAGAAAGAGCAGCCTTCTTGAGAGCGTCTAAAAAGAAAAGAACTAGAAAAAAATCTAAAAAACGTTAGAGTTAATTTATATGAAAGGCGTAGCTCATTATTTAAAAGACGGAACTGTACATAAAGGCGAATCTCATAAAATGCCTAATGGTCAGTTACACACAGGAAAAACACATACTTCTTCTAGTGAAAGACTATTTCATTTTGACGAACTAAGTAAAGAGGCTCAAAAGAGAGCTTCTAAAAATAAAGAAGACATGAAAAAGCCTACCCCAAAGAAAAAAGCTGCAGAACGTAAGTCTTTTAAAGATGCTGTAGAGGATAGAATGAAAGACTCTTAGCCTCCGCTTAATGCTGCTTCTATAGAATCAGCAAAACTCATTCCCGATCTTCGAGGAGTAACCGAATCAGTCTGCGGAGACCCTGACATCGTAGGTTCTGCGTTCTCATACGTAGATAACTGATCTGTTAACGCTTCAGTCTCTTTACGTAATTGTATATACTCTCTTACAATAATAGGAACTAACTTTGCTGACAAACCGTTGTAGGCAAAATCTACAGGGTGTATTGTATCAGGACTAACTTCAGCTACGGTGTCTTGCAAAGAAGACATGTCAAACCCCTCTATACCACTAAGAAATGGTAGCTTTTCAAGAACTCTATTAGCTACATTTTTAGTCACTACATTTCTAATTCGTGCCTCCTCTGCAAGTTCTTGGTTATAGTTCTGTTCTTCAATAGCTCTAGCTTCTTGAAGAGCTTCTTCAGCATTAGACATAAGATGATTACGTCGATCAAGAATAGGGTCTATTTTATCTATGATATTATAAATTTTAGCTTTGTCTCTGTCAGAGGCATTAGGTAAAAGCTCCATCAACGCTTCATCTTGAGCATCCGCTTCATCCAACGAAAGAGCATCAATCAAAGAGTCTATGTCCACGTCATACTTCTCAGCCAAAGAATCTGCCTCACCAACAATCTGCTGTAAAGGCTCTGTAACGGCTTCATTGTAAGCATCAGTAGACTCAAGGTCATTTATTATTTTTTCTTGCTCATACGTGGCTATCCGATCTTGTAATTGGTCAATATCTCTATTTTCAATCAAACCAGACATCTCTTTTATTTTAAGATCCTGCTCTGAAACAAGTTGCCTTAACTTCTCTGCCTCTGACTGATTAGACTTTAACTCATCTTTAAGTTGTTTAAAACGATTGGCAGCTTTAGGAGTCCAGTCATCACCAACATCTTCAGTTAAATTTTCAACAGGTTCATTACTCTGTGCTTGTACTTCTTCGCTTTGTACCTCTTCTTCAACTTGAGGAGTCTCCTCAACGGCCTCACTTTCTGGCTCGGTAGGTTGAGTGCTAGTGTTTCCAAGGTCATTTAGAGCAGCTTCAAGAGCGTCAGTAAAACTAGGAGCCTCTTCCTGATGCCCTAGATCAGGCATGCTATCAAAAGAGCTTTCTGGTGCGGCTTCTGGGTTTTCTGGTGCGGGTGTGTCTGCTACGGCTGTATGTGATTCCATTCTTCAGGTGTGTTTGGTTTATCTGGTTGTACGAAAGTTAGCCTTCGTAAATCTCTAAAAGCATCGCAATAGCCAGCATAGTAGGCAAGTCTAGTTCCGTTGACCGAACCATCTGGCGTAATACTGCTGAAAGACGGAGCGGCTGCTTCTTTAAGAGTAGCTTCTGCTTCTTCATGTATCGGATTTTCCACGACCTTTCGCAGCTCAGTAACTCTTTTGACATCTTTTCGAAACCTATCTACAGGAATAGGTATAAATTGTTTTTTTGACATTCTTGCTAGTTTTTGCGGAGTTTAGCCACTGCTTTCGCATCTTGAATGGCTTGATCCTGCCTGAACTTAGCTTGTTTTAACTCCATGTCTAGTTCTGCTTTCTGTCGTGCCATTTCTAATTTCATCTGATGCTCCTGCATTTTCATCTGCGAAGAACTAGGGTCGTCTTGTGGAACTCCGCTTTGCTGCATCTCAGCTTGCTGCTCCATAGCTTCCCTCTGCATCTTTTGCACTTTTTTAGATGTATTATTTATCATCTCCTCTGCCAAGTTCAATACTTGTTTTGAACTACTAACCAAAGATTTAGAGCTAGGATCTGCCGCTATGAATTGTAAAGTCTCAGCAATATGTTGATAGAACGATTGAAGCGCAGGTAACGAAGAAACAGGATCAGCAGTACCTAAATTCAATTCTTCAATTAGATTACTTAAAATTGGAAGATGCTCAAACAAATGTGTGCTATGCATCTCATTGTCATTTACTGGTACTTGACGACCTCTTAACATTTCTTGATTCTCAAAATAAGCTATCTTATTATCAACCACGGGTCTCGGTTGTAAATCTTGTGGAGCATACCTATCAGCTAAATCATGACCCACACGGGTTGAGACTATGTCACGAGTGAGGTTCTTTCTGCCTTGTTCAGGCAATGAACCACTAACAGCTAACATCTCTTTTAGAGAATTCAATCGGTCTACCCTAGAACCATTACCAATAGACCTAACAGCCCTCGTCCTCATTGTGTCCAATGAACGAATAAATTCTTCAGGGACACCTCTCATTGCACATCTTGCATAAAAGTCTCTTAACATGCCATCAGGCTTTTTCGCTTCTACAACACGACGAACAACTTCACGTAGAAGCCTATTCCATGAAGCATAAAAAAGATTTATAGAAGCTCCTGATATACGAGATGTCACTTCCAAATCACTAGCCACTTGTAATTGATTCCTGTATGGTGAACTTTGGTTAGGCCCATAAGCACTCACCGTATCTGTGTTCAATGCAAGCTGATTAGATATATCATTCAATGCTGGCTGTACTGCTGTACTCAAGTTAGGAACAGCCTTTTCAATTATATTAACGTTCGGGGAGAGTACGGCATACGCTCCATAGTAAGTGAACCCTAATTCATCTAGCGCCCTCTGGTTCTCTGGTTGGATCATAACTGCCGACCCCAACATTGCGCCATCAATCATCTGACAACGTAGCCTATTACTAGTTTGTATGTGATTAAATATCCGATGACCCAAGCCCCGAACTGAATGGTATGTACCATTCGAACCCACACCGTAAGAAAATATTACATACGCTTGCTCTGGCTTTTCATAGCGAGAAATCTTTTTGTATAAAAATGATTTAGGGTCTTTCTCTCCACATATGTAATGAGAGATAGATCCGTCCATCTCCTTAACCCAAAAATGTAAAACCGACACCGTAGGATTATGATAGCCTGTGTAAATATCGTTGTTCTTGAGCTCTGATTGCATTGTCTCCCAATCAGAGTAAGAACGACCATTATTGCGCCCTTCTGTCTTTACGGACTTCATAATAACCCGCTTTACCTCTTTAACATCCCAACCCACTTTCTTCGCCACCTCTTCATCTTTTATAAAAGCAAAAAGTTCATGCAAATGATAGTCCCTACGGCCTACAGCCACATCAATCATATTCTCAGACGAAGGAGTCTGACGTGGAATCAGTATATCAGAAAAACCACCCACTCTAAACTTCCAATCGTCAGGCGTATCAAAATAAGATACAGCTACACCATGCTTTATGAACGTTGTACACAAACGAAGAAAATGTGAGTGGAACTCAGGCCAACAACGAAGTAACTGCGTAATCTCTTCAGAAACAATCTCCTCAAACTGCATCGCCTGTGGATCATTGCCAAGAGTAGATTTTACATCGACCATCTTCTCTAAAGAAGAATACAAATCAACATAAGCAGAAAGCGATATGTCTAACAACCTCTGCGCTTCTCCAAAGTTAAGGTTCGTTTTTAAGCCCTGCCCACTTGTAGTCAACTGCGCCTGATTGTAAGGACTAGCCCCATCAAACATCGCATCTATACGTGCTCTATTTATAGATGAAGCCTCGTCAGCCTGACGTAGTCCGTTAAAAATGTTTATCGCACTTTTAACGTCTTTTAGCCTTGTCTGTACTGGTCGCCCTTTTTCATCTAAGCTCCCTAAATCATCAAGAGAATTTATACCTTCGTTGCTCTTATACATGTAGTTAATAAATTAATCTTTTTTATTTGAAAAACAAATATTAATATCCCCAAGCGTCTCGAACTAAATGGTCAACCTGTCGAGTCCTTCGACGACCATCTGCATGGTACAATGTAACATAACGCTTACCATTATGTAATTTATCACGAAGTAAATATCGCTGCCCCGCTTTCGACCCCCTTTTAGGAGGATCAATACAATACACAGCCCCATAGTCAGTAACAGCATAACGAGGGAAATCCTCAACTGCTCTAGCTCCTAGCTCGTTAAGAATAAAGTTGCGAGATAACTCAAGCTCACTGTCCCCAAATACCTGACGAACTAATTTAGAGCTGTCCACCATATGGTTTTTACCATCCGCTGTGCGAAGTTGGACATACCACCTACCACAACGATAGCTCATCGACAATCGTTTGGTTCCGTTGTAAACGAATCCGAGCTCGTCTATTTCATATATTGAATCATCTGATAATGGCTTCTTCTTTGATTTTAGTCTTTTTATTTTGTCTTCTTGGTTTGCTTTCATGAGGTTAGAAAAAAATTGAATATACATAGTTAATTTACATTATCTAATATAAAAACTTTTTTATATTCTGTATGCAGTTTCTTGCAATTTTAGGTCATTTTACAAAAACCCTATTTTTATAGGATGAAACTCATATTTTCTAAAAATTGCAAGAAACTGCATACAAAACCATCTTTTTTATACATAATGCAAGAAACTGCATACAGCTTTTCAAAAAAGTTTTCATTTTGGTTCTACACGTAAATTTATTATTTTTTATATTATGTTTTTATTTATTACGACTAACGTACCACCGCTCAAAATCTCGCTGGAACAACTCCCGATTTACAACGAACCATGAATAATGATCGGAGAACGGTGAGCGATTTCATTTGCGGTTGTTTAGCTTCCGTCTTTCCATTATTCTTTGTTTGTTCTCAGTGTAATAACTTTTGTTGTAGTCTCGCTCCTTTTCTCTTATGTCGGGATCATCAATCATTTTCTGCTCTCTTTTTTCTTTTATTTTTCCTTTGTTCTGGTTGTAGTACTCGTGTTGATACTCAAGCCTCTTTTTCCTATTTTTTCTGTAGTATTCTTGTTTTTTTACGTTTGGCATTCCCACATATATGTGCGGTTGAGTTATAGTCAAATTTTTTCCTGTACACACATATATACAGGGGGTGGCGCACAAAAAAAGTCGGTGGCGGGGGGTGGCGTGTCGGTCAGGCTCTGTTAACAATTAACAATGGTTAACTATTCAGACCTATTGATAATGGTGGATTGTGAATTGTCAATTGCTCTTGATGGTTTGACGTTGCCATTGATCAGGAACAATGAACAATTAGCCATTATCTATTGTCAATTATCCCTTAACAACTGAATTGTTAATTGTTCCACGTAGAACATTTACCTTATAATTACCATAATTATCTATACTCACTAAAATATCCTCATAATGCTTCATAATTGCCTCATATGACGTTGCAAGCTGATATGGGACTCATATACCTTATTTCATTTACGACGATATAACACTTTTCAAAAATTTTTGGAAAGTTGTTAGGATTTTTTATTGTTTTGCTAGTGCAAAATTTAGATTATTATGATGGTTTATGAACAATTATTAATGTTTCATAACTCATTAACCATTAACAACTTACAACTAACAACTAAATTGTTATGATTAATTATGAAAAATAATGAAATATTATGTTGCTTTATTTCTTTTTTTAGAATATTAGTTAAAGCAATGTGAGGGAAAAATGACCTCAGCCCGATGGCAAGGGAGTTTGATTTTTGACAGTATAGCCTGTTGGTAGGTGACCAATCCAACTAGATTTTGCGAGCGACCACGCCATAACCAGAGTTGAAAATTCCAGCCCCTGTAGAGTGCCTAAAGTAGAGATTGAACATTTTGGAGGGGGCAAAAAAAGCGGATATGATTTGGCAATCTTTCCGCCCCTAATTATTCACGCAAATCAGACCGATTTTTTTGGGTTTACCTTAATCACATTTCGAAGCTATTCAGCTCAAATGATTATTTTAAATTGACTGTAAATTATGGCTTAAAAGCAATTTACAGTTTCAACTGATTTCAACGGATCGAAATATAATAGGTATCACAGTTAATAATTTATGAGGTTATTAGCTTGGCAATTTATCCATTGCACTTGTGACTTGAATACCGTCACAAGTGCAATGGTCTGAGTCTTAACAATTCAGTTGTTAAGATTCTGACCATTGAAAACAATGGAAAAAACCTAACAATAAAACATTAAAAAATAGAAATTAATAATATGGCTAATAAAGCAAATAAGAAGAATACAATCGAATTAACTGCAGATCAAAAGTCAGTTCTTGAGACTGTAACAACTGAGCTAACAACTGCGAGAGATTCATTTATTGAAGCAATCTTTAAAGCAACTGAAACCCTTAAAGAAATCTTAGTTGAAAAGATTAAGGTAATGGAACAAGCAAAAATTCCTAGTGTCGTAATTTATAAGACAGTTCAGAATACTTGTGCTCCACTGGTAAAGAATGGAAAAACAACTCAGCAAAACCTAGCTAAGATTCTGAATGAAAGGGGACACCATCTTAGAAAAACTAGAAAGGATGCAGGAATTACTAAGACTCTCAACAAGGTATCTACTGGATACATCAAAATTGCTGAGTCAACAGTTAAGAATGTCTTAATCAATAAAAACGATAGTGATAAGAAAAAGAAGCCTGTCACTGCAGAACAGATTGCGAAGTTGTTCAAAGCTGCCTCAACTGAGGAGCAAGTTAAAGCTGTAAACCTTATAAACGAGATTGTTACAGAATTAGATAAGAGTTAACAACTGAGTTGTTAACTTGTCACTTATCAAGTGAGCATTGAACAATGCACCACTGACAACTAACCCTTGCCAGTGGTGTAAATTCAATTCTTAATTGACCGACTTAACAACTGAGTTGTTAACAACTCAGTTGTTAAATTAATAACATCTAAACCAAGTAAATAAAATGATACTATCTATATCAATAGCCGTAATAATCTGCATCGGGTTACCTGTATCTGGATTAATAATAACAAGCAAACAACTGAGTAGGAGGGAAGCCGACTATCAGCTTTTAAGAAAGCACTACACTGATAAGTTCTTTCGTCTCGAAGAGTTGGAAGAACTACACGATTCCATGACCAGAGCTAGGGATCTATGGGAAGATAAATATAGAAAACTAAAAGTGGACTATAAAGAACTAAGGGAAAAACATGATAGTGTTGTAAAGGATTTTGATGATTACCATCGGAGGGTAATGGATGAAGAATCACGTCAGCATGATTCGAAACTTTTAGATGAAATAAGTCTAGAAGTAGAGCAACGCTTTATAGAGGAACTAAATAATCGTATGCCTATTATACAATTACCAAACAACGGAGAAGATTAACAACTGAGTTGTTAAATTATTAACATACAAACCAAGAAAGGAATAAAATAAAATGAGTGAACTAGAACACTTAGAATTGTGGACACGTCCACAGAATTACATCGGAGAAACATGGGAGGATCATTACGTATTCTTGTCACAGATTAGAGACAGTGATGCATTGCAACGATCCAACTTCACCAAAGGATTGGAGGCGATAGGCGGTGAAGATCCTGAGATGGTGATCGTTACGAGTGCGAGTCATTGGGCTTGTGGATGGATAGAGACTATCTACATCCATAAAGATGCTCATGATGCTTTGAGAAAAGCGGATGAGATTATGGGTGAACTAAAAGATTACCCAGTCATAGATGAAGAACACTTCTGTGAGCTTGAAGAGGCTGATGCTCAAGAGGTGTGGAAGTATTGCTATTCCCCAAAAGAAAGGGTCGAGTTCTATCGGAAGTGTTGGCATTACTGTGGAACCATGTCATTCAAAAAGTTACTCCACAGCGTGAGGACGGGGGATATATTCTACGGCTACGCAAGCGACATACTTAATTAACAACTGAGTTGTTAAATTATAAACAAACAAACAAGAAAGGAATACCATCATGAGAATAAGAACAGTAGAGAAAGCAATCGACTGGATCGAGTATCCAGTTCTAGCTAGATCATTAATTGAGAAGATAAAGTATGGAGAGAATGATCACAACTGTACAATGAGCAGAGTAGTGCTAAGAGAAAATGGCACGTCAAAGTATACAGTGGAGATTGAATTCATCGATCACTTCTATCAGAAGTTCTTGCACTGCGTAAACCAAATGGAGTTTACTAATCTGGATGATGCCGTTGCCAATTTCGAACAGCGGTGCATCGATCTAGAATTACCTTACCATTCGTCACCGATACATCTGACATATGATCGGGGCTATATGATAAAAGCACCTGTATGGACTGGTGAATACGCAAACTAATTTCAACACTGGTTGAATTGTTAGGTGAACCATGTGCCATGTGCCATTAACAACTGAGTTGTTAAATGGTGCATGGCACATTGACCCCTATCCACCTATCCAACATACAAACAAATCAAGTAATGAAGCCAACATATATAAAAGAAACTAAGACAGCCTTGCAACTTGCAAAGGAATACCATGACGGACAACTACGTGCAGTTGGCACAGACATGGGCAAGCCGTACTTCGACACCCATATTCTAAGGGTAACCAATGCGGTGAGCTATAGATCCAGAGCTGCTGCAGCACTGCATGATATTCTGGAGGATACAGTCATGTCATCACATGAACTCGCTTATGTAGTAGGACTCAGACAAGACACCATTGATGCGGTCGATCTACTGACGCAAGGGGAGGATGAAAGTTATCACAACTACATCATGAGGATTCACAGTGCAGAAGGTGAGGCAGGTAACATCGCAAGAGAAGTGAAGATCGCTGACCTGATGGATAACTTCTCAACCTTTCCAGAGGGACAGCTTGTACCTAAATACTTAGCAGCATTGCACCTATTAACAGAACCATACAGAACAAAACTTTAACAACTGAGTTGTTAAGTTATTAACAAACAAAACAAATAATACCTATGACAATAAATGAACTACACCATTGGATCACTCTACGAGAGGGTGATGGATACGGAGTCTTCGACGTTGATTGGAGACTCGACACTATAGATGAGAAGGGCGAGACAGTTGAAGCTGTCTACGTGGACGGATGGAGCTGTGATTCCTACAAAGAAGCTGAACAAATATTCTACAGCTTTATCAAGAATCATCCAGACTCATCACATGAGAACGAAATAACAGGAGTAAAGAAGATAAGAGTATGAGTGCAGAAGATAAAAATAAATACCTACTACAGTACACCATCACGGTGCAAATTCCTGTGGAGGCAGAGGATGATGAGGCAGCTTACGATGAAGCGTATGACATCGATCCTCTCGAATATATTAACGACGTAAGGAATACGGATATTGAATTCGAAAGAGCGGTCGATCTTACCGAAGACGAGTGGGCTTGGTGGACTAGGAAAAGAAAGAAATAATTTAACAACTGAGTTGTTAACTAAAACATAAACATATAAAAGAAAATAATACTTGCATTATTCTAATAATCTATTATAATGTATAATAACAAACTAAATAAACTAAATAATGAATACAATAAACCAATACAACGATAAAGAAATCAAAGCAGGTCTTGCTAAAAGTGAGATCCTTACAGTCTTGAATAATACTGTCCAAGTCACTTGGGCAGGTAGTAAACCGACAGGCTTTAGTGCTACCCTTAAAGGTAAGACTAAACAAGTGGTTAAGGACACCAATGCTAAGAAGGGCAGAGTAAGAGCTACAGCTACAGTTCTTGAGACTCGTAACAACTCTCTTGGCAAGATGCTTAGCGTCGTGCAACAGGCTCAGATGAACTATAAGATAGGTACGCATCCAAGCGATGTGCGTGGGGTACGTATTGTATCAACTGACAAGGTTGCTGAGATACAAGCAATGATTGATGATATGTCAAGACAACTCGATAATCTACGAGTGGAGGCTTTGAGAGAGTGGGACACCATACGTGCTGAATCAATCGATGGCTTGGGCGATAACATCCATGAGGTCAACGTACCTCACAATAGCGAGGAGTTCTTAGGAGAATTCAAGATCGCTGTATCATGGTCGGCTGCACCGATGGCAATTAAGAAGGGTACTATCTTCGATGGTATGACAGAGGAGGTAGCTAACAAAGTGATTGCTCAATCTGAGAAGACACGCATCGATGTGATGGCAAGGAACCATTCTAAAGTATTGGAACCTGCTATGAAGAAACTTAAAGAAGCTATTAAAAAAGTAACTAAGGGTGAGCGTCTCCATCAGAAGACATTCGATGAATTGAAAGAAGCCTCTGCAGAGTTGAAGGAATTGAACTGGTTCGAGTTCGATGTCATCAATGATATTGTCAGGGATCTTCAAGAGGTCGGCAGCATCCAACGTGATCACTTAGGTAAGACAGGATCAGCGACAAGAAAGCTCGCAGCTACTGCAATCGAGGATGTGTACAACCAAGCAGAACGTACAGCTAGTAGGCTCGCTGTATGTGGACTCTAATCTTAACAACTGAGTTGTTAACTAAAACATTAACTAAAAAACTAAATAAAATACAATGAATACCGAAACACCAGAAATCAAATTCAGCGACGTACAAACACAAGCTGAAATCGTATACTCATCAGGAGACTCAGTAATGATTCTCTTGGGGGCGGGAGGTACAGGCAAGACAGCTCTTGCCAATGCCTCAGTAACTAAGGCTATCGCTAAACTCTACGGAGTTACCGATGAAACTGTAAAGGTGTACAAGTGTAACTACACTGGTGCATCACCTCTTGAGATCACAGGTTATGGGGTCTTGAAGAAGGGTGCGAATGGTGAGGATCTCATGTCATTCTCAGAGCCAGAGGGTATACCGACGGCAGCACTCCTTGAGAGACTTGGCATGGAAGATACCCCTTGCTTGCTAGTCTTCGATGAGATGCCAGAGTGGGCAGCGGATACAAGATCGTTGGTACGTAGTACTGTCGATCCAGATGGCGAGTCTAAGATTGGCTCGCATAGGCTTGGCGAGAATGTCAAGATACTCGTGACAGGTAACCGACGTGAGGATGGATCACGCTCTGCAGTACTGGATGCCCCGATAGTGAATCGTGGTAATCAGTTTATATTAAAAGCAGATATCAACTCATGGTTGAGTTGGGCATCTGAGTTTGCGTGGAGTAAGTTCTCACCAGTCGTTGAGTACCTACAGTTCAACGCTAAGTTGGAGAGTGGTAATCACTTCGCTCCACCAATACCGCAGCCTTGGGATGGATCACCGCATCCAACTCCAAGGTCATGGGCTAGTGCTGCTAGACAGATCAACTACATCGAGAACAACCTTGAGCTTAGTAAGTCTGAGTTCAACAAGCATCTCAAGCTGACGCTGCAGTCTAAGGTAGGAGACACTACGGCTCGTGACTGTATCGCTTATATCACCAGTTCATCAGGATTACTTGATGACCTTGATGCTGTACGTAAGGGTACTATGAAGTTGTCACATAAACCTACTGATCAGTTCAAGATGATCCACGCTGCACTACGGATCATGGACATTGAACTAACTCAGGCTGAACAACGAGGCAGGGACAGAGGAACGGCTGTATCTGCAGGTGATGTAGATTGGTTCGTCGAGAATCTTTTACTACCCGCTACCAAAGAGATCGGTAGAGCAGGATACCATGCAGCAATCAACGTGGACATTCCACTTAACGAACACCCTAAAAACCACGAACTGAAAGGACTTTAACAACTGAGTTGTTAACTAAACCATTAACTAAAAAATAGAATACTATGATACATAATATATACGACATACAAGAAGGCGATCCGATTGTGTTTGATCACTACGGAGACAGCACACTAGCGAAAGCGTACAGGAGACTGGAGGCAACTGAAGAGTTGTACCCTTACTACAATGCACTGTCAATACTCAAGTGGAGGTGGACATTCAACACCCCATACGGACAGACGGATGGTAGATACCTACGTCTCAATCCGCATGGTGTGATGGAGAAGATAGAACAGACAAGTGATCCAGTTGGACACCTTGCATTCCTACTAGCACACGAAGGAGGTCATGTGATGTTAGGCATATCCAGACTGTTCAAATTGATGGGTGTTATACCAGATGATGATGCTCCCGCTCATGTGCTAAATGAGTTCATGAAGCGTAAGCGTCGAGTGAACATCGCTGCTGACCATGCAGATAATCTACTCATACTCAAGCAGAATCCGAAGTTGTTACCGATGATCGAAGGGTCATGCTGTGACATCCGATTCGATAATATGAGTACGGAGAATATTGTCATCGAGCTTGCTAAAGACGAGAACAATGGACAATCCAAGATGGACGATGAGCAGGGAGCAGAGGACGATGATCAACAGGAAGGTGATGATGAGCAGCAGGATGGTGATGATAATCCACAACCATCTGATGAAGGCGACGAGCCATGCGATGAGGATGCTGACACTAATCAAGATACAAGTGAATCAGATAGTGATGGCGATAGTACTGACGATGGCGATGGTGACGGAGATCAAGAGGGCGATGCTACAGGAGGCACACCTAAACCAACCGACAAAGAAATCTTAGGTGATGATTGGGTCGGGCAGGGTGCTGATGATTTACCTGACGAGCCACACCTTGAGGAGGGTGAGACACTTGAGGAGGTACTTGAGGAGATTGATCAGATCTCAGATCAGGTGATCAAGCAAGCTGAGTTTGCTTCGTCAGCTTCAAGTGATATGGGATTGAGTAGCACATTGAGAAGTGTGAAGGATCAGAAGTCACAGCGATCATACATGGATTGGAAAAAGTATGTCATGGAATGGAACACCGCTCGTGTTGCAGACGGATGGACACGACCATTCAACGCACCGATCTTCAACGCAACCAATGGGCTATGTACTGCAGGTCGTGGTCGTGATGGTTGTGGCACAATCGTCTACGTCATCGACAGTAGTTGGTCGATGGATGAGCAACTGACATCTGATCTCTTGATCCTTGCACAAGAGTTCCTTGATAATATGAGACCTGAGAAGATGGTCATCTTATCCGTATCCACTCAGGTGCGAGACGTGTATGAGTTATACTCAGGTGATCAAGCTCCAACTAAAATCAAAGTCGGTGGTGGTACAAGATTCCATCCCGCATTCGAGTGGGTCAAAGAGAACGAACCATTCTGTGACGGGCTAGTGTACCTAACTGATGGTTATAGTAATGATCTAAGGAACTTACAAGAGCAGCCTTATCCAGTGCTGTGGGTATCATACGGATTAGAATCTAAACACTACACAATCGGTGAAGCAATCGATGCTGCACCAAGCAACGCAGGTATAGCTGCATAACAAACATAAAAAGTAAATAGTAATGAAAAAGTTAATACAACAACATATACAACAAAGCGAAGTTGACAGTTTAATTAGACAACACCTCGATGCCTATGATAGTGGTGACGAGCATTATGTTAAATTGTTCTGTGCATCAGAAAGGCATCTTGTTGAATACAAAGTAAAAGAGTGGGTTAACGACATAGTGAACAGCCAAAAGATATACACTAACGATAAGTATCAAGTCGCTGTTACTGACATCCCATCTTCGGATGTTATTCATCTTTCAATCAAGAGACATGATCGTGGAGTCATCATGAAAGACTGGAGAGACTTTCAAGAGATCAAGAACCAGTTAGTCGGGGAAGAGAACGAGGGGGTTGAACTATATCCCGCAGAGAGTCGGTTAGTAGATTCTGCAAACCAGTACCACATGTGGGTTGTCAGAGATCCGTCTTTCAAATTCAACTTTGGATATAAGGAAAGATATGTCACCGATAAACCTTTCGGTAATGCTAAACAAAGAACAATTAAAACCAATAACATAAAAACCAAATAATAAAATGAAAAAATACTACACAATATTCGTAACAGAAGAAAGTGATTATCATTGCGAAAAAGTAGTCGCATGGTATGAGGCTGACGAAAACTTAAACTCGAAAGATATTTTTGATCTATACTTAAAACAACGACGTGAGAAGAACTCTTGTTGGAGTCAAATAGAAGGAAAGATACCTGACACAAATACGTCATATGAAGTCGAAGGAATAACAGTATCAGATTCTCCCGTAAAGTTTATGTCTTTTGATGAACTTACTCATGATCCCTCTAATAGATTGGAGGCATCAGTATGAGTGAAGAAAATAAAGAAACAAAATACTATAGTGCATCTTGTAATTTAAATTTTACAGCGAGTAGTTATGAGGAGGCTTGTGACCAACTGCTAGATTATTTAAAAGATTCAGTTAACGATGGAGATGTTACATCTTAGATTATAAACGAAGAATAAAAGGAGGAAACAAAATGGATATATCAGAAACGCTGTGTGATTTAAATGACATAAAACAATTCTTAGAACTACGTAAGTTAATAGATGAACCAAAAGATAATGACGGCTCTGGCTTTACCATCGGAGATGTTATTGATGATTTAATCTATAAGTTTGAAGAGATATCAGAATGGAACAGTTACATAAAGGAGGCAACCAAATGAACAGAGGATTCATAGTTGAAAAAAACTTCAGCCCTTGTAGGTGTTATGATAAAGCAAAGTACGTGGTTATCGCTGATAACGAAGTCGATCTGGATTTGTTTCATTGGACAACTGAGCATGAAGAAAAGGTAGTCTCATACTTTGATAAAGAGGGTATGTGTCCCACATGTAAAGAAGATATCACGTTCGACCAACACTATGTGGTTACGCATGAAGAGGAGGCAACTAAATGATAACAACAATAATAGCAGGAATAATTATATGGTTGCTTATGATAGTGATTATCTTAAAGTTCTTCGCTGCATCTTCTGACTCTAAATTTCAAACTTATTACACTATAGTTGGGACAGTTGATGGTGAGCATCATTCGGAATCACATTATTATCAGTTGCAAGACAGACGTGATCTTAGTGACAAAGAACTATTTAAATTATATATAAAATATCTAAAGACGGAAGGGCATCTGTATAAAGATGACACTGTTTGGGTCGAAGTAGTTATAAAGTCACAAACACCAACAGAGGCAAAATCCTTTGGGTATGAATCTTTTATCCATGATCCTTATGATAAGATGTGTACTAAGAGAGGGGACGAATATGAAAATGAGTAGGATAGAATTTCTTGAGGGTCTTGAAACACCATTCATTAGGATCATTGATAGATATAAATGGGCACTATCTAAAAGATATACAAAATACTCTAGCGCTTTACTTAGAGCAGCCAAGATTCTTGATTTATATGCTGCTAAATATAAGTCGCTGCTAGCATATGTAGATTTAGCAGGAGACAGCGACCCAGACAAACATCAGTACCTACAGGATATGAAACTAATACGTGGTCTTGTTAGACAGCATATCACTTCTGTTGACTATCTTGTAGAAAAACACGCAGAGTATATCGGAGAGTGTATAGAGATAGCTAACCAAAAGGAGAGAGAAAGGCATGAAAAAGCAACACGAGATTTTTATGCGAGAATACACAGAAAGGAAAAACAAGAGCATGAGAAAAAGAAAAAGGAGAACAGGAAAAAAGGAATACACACACCAGACATGTGGCAAAACCAACCCGAAGTAAAACCAAAAGGAATGGGAGGGTCATGCATTTACAAAAACCTCTTCGATGAGGAGGAGGTGATAGAAGACCTGTATACCTTTGGGATGGATTGCGATTACTTGCCTTCAACCAGAAGACACTTATTCAAAGAAACAAAACAGAACTATTAATAAGAAATATGAATACATACACACACGACTACAACATAATGTTTAGTGTTACGACTACACAAAAAGATCCTTGGAAAGTATCTGAAGATGGGCTTACGTCAGCATTAGTACAGCGGATACACAACATCGCTGATTCGGAAACGATGAGCGAAGCTATTGAGCATGTCGAAACCATAGAACATACAGACAATTCAAATCATAACACTAACTTTCATATACTTAAAGTCCTCGGAGAGATAGAATGGGATCTCAAGTTCCTTGCAACAAGATCAATGGACAGGGGAGAAAAAAAAGATATACTCGAAAGGCTCTCTGAAGTTAAAGAACAAATAAGTAAAATATATAAATGAAAATCGATTGGGAGGAAAAGTATAAAGAGCTTCAACTACATTTGATCGAGATGCGTATACGATGCTCTAGCTATCGAGCAGGAGTAGAGCATGCACTGAAATGGTTACAAGAAGAAGAGTCTGAATACATTCATCCCGCAACGAATATAACCCACTTAACTGAACAGGCGACGTGGAATAAAATAAAAACTAAAAAACATAATAAAGAAAATGGCAACTAAACTAGAAAAACAAATCACAAGAGAAGCAGAGATCAATGGAACCATGTACCATGTATCATTGACACCTGACCCTGAACCATCAATTACTTTCCGTGAGAAGGGGACAAGGGGTAAGGGTACATCGCTCCCTCTTAAATCATTATTAAAACAATCAACTGAGTTAGACAAACCTATCAAGCCTAAGAGTATTGGTGAGGTTTATATGACTGCGACTGAAGTGAAGTCCAAAGTTGCTGTATCGAACAGGGACTATAAAGAAAAGGTTGCAGTGCTTGAGGCTATTGATGACATGATCAAGCTCTCTGAGTGGGAAGCTAATAAAGATGAGCCTGACTCTGCAATAATAGACAATAAAAAATAATAACTGTTTACAAGTTTGACTAATATATTTATACGAACTATACTTCGATATTCAAAATGAACATAATAAGGCAAGTAAAACCTAAAGGCGCTCCTATTATTGTTGACGCTTTACTAGATGATGATGGTAATATTATAAAAGAAACGCTAAAGATTTACCCTATCCTCCCAACAGATCCTCCCTTAATAGGGGAGGGTCTGCCTTATGAACAAACTAAAGACTTACTATTTGAGAATAGCATCACATTCTCTCAAAACACACCAAACCAAAATGAAATTGATTAAGAAAGTAGAACCTAAAAAGATTATTGACGTGATAACAGAACTCTCAGGATTCAGTTCAGATGATTTATCATCACAAGAAACATCTGGATCTGTTGCTGATTGGAGGCATATCGCAATGTATGTAGCAAAAGAGAACGGCATCCCTATTAAAAAGATAGGAGAAATGTTCAATAGACATTTTAGCACAGTCTCTGCTGCTGAAAGAAAGGTCAAGGCTATGTTAGATCATGAAGAAATAACTGCTGTCCTTGACAATATAAAAGATAAACTAACTAGCACACAGTTAGAGTAAAATGTTTGTTAAGAAATACTGTAAGACAGATAGACCGCCCTTTGTGACTATAATAATGACTCAATCAGACGAGCCTATAGCAAAGTTTCATGTGTATGGAGAACGAGAAAAGCAAAGCCCAACGACTTTGTATTGGGGGGCAAGTAGGGCAGAAGCAGATTCAACTTATGATTTGTTAGTTAGAAAATATACTATTGAAACTAAAACAGTAATTTAATCGTATGCTTTTTGGAGAACCAAGCAAGAAGAGTATAGTCGGAGGAGATCTCCGAACACAGTCCCTTATGCTGTCATTTATCACTTGTTGTTTACCCACCCAAAAGATCGCACTAAACAGAGAAGGTTTTAGATAGGTATTCCCCTTCTTTGGATAGTGCATAAAGCCTCTCCCTTTACAATCTTGTAGGGGGAGAGGTGTTTATTCTACAGGAATGTAACGCCCGTAAGTGTTCAACTGACTCTGATATGTTCGAAGTCTTTCGATGTGTGTATCACCTTTCCTAACCATATTATTAATAAATGGCTTAGTTAAAGAAGGTCTTTCCATCAAACCATTTAGTAGCAACGCCATCCTTCTTTTGCCATATCCTTTTTCCATAGCTTGAGAGTATATCTGTTGGTTAGTAAGACCTAGTTTTCTGTAGCCTCTAAATGTTTTAATAAGATGTTCATTAATTCGTCTACGCCTCTCAACATCAGTGTCTGCTAGTTTTTGAATGAACCCTTCAGAAAGAGAATTATCCGTGTACATACGACCTTTGATTGAAGATGATCTTCTGTATTCGGCAGCCCTTTCTGATAAAAACCTATCTAACGATCTTTCTGGTTGTATCCTAAATGGCTTGAGAGGTAAGAACTCTTTAGCTACTGCTCCCAGAGGAGTTAGTATGAAGTCTGTCATGTCAGGATCTCCCTCCATAAGTTTTACAAAACCTTCTTTGTATATTTTTTCAGGGGTACGGGGCATTAAAGACTCAGCAAAGACAAAGCTAAATGTTTTGTATAAAGACTCAAATGAAGTGTCATTTACTTCTCTGATAGGCTTTCCTGTTTCAGGATCTCTATTAGATATGGCGCTTGTAACTGCACCCGCTAATATCTGCTGATCTAAATATTGATCTGCTATCATGGCTTTTGCAAAAGCGCCTCCTGCTTGGGACGGAGAGCCTCGCCAAATTTGCTCAAAGGCACGTAAGAACGGATCAACCATCATGGCGTATGGGTTTAGATATGTAAGATCAAGAGAGTATAACTCATCTTTAAACGGCACGTAGAAGAATGAATGAGTTCTTAAATACTCAGGCATCGAGTCTCTTAGAGCCTCATCTTCATCATCTCCTATTCCAGAAAGTGTATTTACGATTACAGGAGCTAGTGCTGAAAAACCTACAAGAACACCTGTAAAACTCTGGAGTCTTTTCTTACCACGTTTTCTTATAACTGGATTAGAGTCACTCATTTCTTCTTTAGCTAAACGGACTGTATTAATCATGATCCGTGGAACCTCTAGTTTGAATCGGATGAATGGGGCAAACATTACTCCAAACCACGTATCTTGTAGATTCTGTACGAAAGGAGGTGCTTGATCATAACTCTGAGCCGTTCTTTTTACTTTTTGCGCTGCGAGATCCATCAGCTTTTGGTCAGACATTTCAGCATAATTTATCCCGCCTTGAGTGTTATGCTTTGCTCTTGCCTGTTGTAGTACCTCTAATTCATTCATGAAGTAAGCTATCTTATAAAAGCTATCCACTGTCTGAGAAAGTTCACGCAATCTACGCCCTATAAATTTACTGCTTTTAGCTACTTTTGAGTCTGATAATTTTTCAAGAGAATCATCTAGAAAATCTTTATTTTCTACTTTTTCTTGAGCTTTAATTTTATCTAACTCAGATAAAAGTTCATTTTGAAATTGCTCTTCTGACCTTGGGTTAGTCAAAAAGTCTTGTATTAATCTAGACTCTATTTCATTACCAATCACACCTAATGAAATTAATGTTCTATGAAAGGCACTAACTTCTTGGGGAGTCATTGATAAGTATTTCTTCCGCATGAATTCTTTTCCAAAAGATCCAAGCATCTTGTTCATACCCCAAAAGCCTTGCGAAGGCCCGAAGAACAAAACGTTAGATAGAATATTACGAACATAGAACCCGACAGACCCTAAAGTTTTAGCTCCCAATGAAAGGCCAGTAAGGCGAGACCCTACCTTAGTCATAAACTCTTGTGCCTTTTTTGCTTCTGTTTCTTTTACCTTTGCTTCGGGACTTAGTATTGCTTCCAGAGCTTCTTTCAGTTCAGTGAGAACGTAGTAGCTTTTACCATCCTTAAAAGGAGCATTCACAACAGGGTTACCTTCTGGATTTTTATTACTTTCATTATTTTCATAAAGTAATGAAAACCCTTCGGGAGCTTCTTGTCCCTCTTTCTTTTCAATCAAGAAGGGATCTCCGCTAAGTAACGTCGAGCTAGTACCAAATTTTTTAAGGTTTCTTAAAAAGTTTGCATGTGCAGCTATTAAGCCAATGTGTTGGAAGGTTTCTAGAAGAGTATCGAATCCTGTTGTGTCTTCAGACTCACCTAAAAGATCCCGAAGTTCTTTTGGAGGGTTCTTCCTTTTCTTCAAAACATCTGCATTCAAACTAACAACACCCTTCGTATGCGTTCTAAGAGATTGAAATAGGTTAGAGGTTTCTCTTTTTTCTGAAAGATGTATATCAAGATAATCGTTTACTAAAGCCTCCTTGAATGCTTGAACATCGGTCTTTTTGTCAGGGTCTAAACCACGATCAACCATGTCAGATTCCCATTCTTTGTTGAGCGTCTTATATTGTTTTAATAAAAAGGCTCCAGCAGTGGCTCTTACATTTTCATATTTCTCATCTTTTCTAATGCTATCACGATATTCCTTGTCGGTGAATAGCCTATACGTCTTGTGGAGGTACATTTCCATGTTATCGTCAATGGCTATTCCTATCTCAGAATCAGCTCCAACTATATCTCTAATTACTCCAGATATTTGATCCGTTAAATCACGCAGTCCCAAAACTTTTTTATTGCTGTCCGATAAGTCAAGACCATCGCCAAGAAGGTGCTTAACAAGTCTTGTGTTATTGGAGTCTTTTTCAGGTACATTTTGTAGTTTACCTAATTCAGTAATAGCTTGTTTTTTCTTATCCCTAAACTCTTTCTTTTTCCTAGCAACATACGCAGCTCTTACCTTTTTGATTTGATCCTCAGTAGATGCTCCTGCATTCACAAGGTCATCAGCATATTCTTGATCGGTCTCAGGGGTTATGTTTTCACGACTACCTGTAAGGATCTGAATCAATTCGACTGGCGCTTTACCTCCAAAGTCCTCTTTTATAATCAAATCTAACTGAGCTTTGAACTTTAAAAAATCATCCCCTACCGCTTCTTGTATTTGTTTGCGTTGCTCAAGAAGCCTCTTTACTCTGATATCTACATCACCTGTAAACTTATTAAGGAACCTACCAAAAATTCCTTCTTTCTTTCTTTGATATTTACCTGTTGCTAAGAATGGAAGCTCAAATAAAGGGGGGTAGCTTCCATACTCTATACCTCCTTCATCGGTATCAAAAGAGCCACTTTCAATCCCACCTGCTTGTGTTTCACGAACCTCTGATAGATAGTCAGATATAAAGTCTTCAGGTATATCTAGTATCTCAGGATTTACTCCTGCTTCTTCTAAGATAAGATCCCACCCATCTTTACCTAAAGGTATAGGATCGTCCTGACTTGAGATATAGAAGTCAATGGCCTCATTGAAGGCTTTAAATTTTTCTTCGTCTGTTTTTATATTATTTGAACTAAGCTCTTGTTTAATTATACGAGAGGCTTTTCTAGCTTCGGATGGCGATATGAATGTTGCAAAACCTGTGTTAGTATCACTTATTTTTTTAGAGTTATCTAGAGTTGTAATAACACTGTCTAATACCCCATCAACATTGTTTAAAGCACCTGCTTGTGTTTCACGTATATCTGTTGAAGGCGAATACCCGAACTCGTATATTGAGTTGCCTTCAGTAAATAGCTCTCCTGCTTTGACTTCTTTTCTTAATATCTTAAATCCTTCATCTCCATGCATCCTAGCGCCATGCAATTCAGCATACCTAATGTCAGTAGTAACCCAATCACCAGCATTTATCACTGCTCCTTGTATATTGTTCGGGACACCCCTATAAACAATTACTTTTGCTTCAGGCTTTCCACGTACAGATACAATTTGATTATATACTTTCTGGTCACTGATCGTGTCGTATGAACTACCAGTACCATAAAGCCTTAATCCATCAGATGAGTAAAAATCAGATGGATAAATACTTTCATCCATAGCACTCATTGGCGATCCGTAACCTCTGTCGGGCGCTGTATGAGCTCCCCTATATTCAAATGAACCTTCTTGCGTTTGTCTTACGCCCATATCGATCTTCCTACTTGGGTCACGACTTATGGAGGGAGCGTCATCTAAAAATTCAATTAATTTATCTAAACTTTTCTCAGGATCATCAACATCAAACCTTACGACAGGGTCTATATCAAACCCTCCTTTTAGCCTAGCCATCTCACCTGTAAGCCTGTTAACTGCAGCAGAGACTACTGGATTGTCTTTATCAAGTTCCCTAGCCGCCTTAAAACGATTTACATATGAACGTAAGTAGCGTAATAAGACACGGACAAAGTTTGGATTACTTTTATAAAATTCTATCTCCTCTTCTGTTGTGTACCCTTTCAAAATTCTTTGGGCTTTCATTCGTAAGAACTCGTCAACAATAACGTGTTGCTCACTAATTCTTTGACTTGATAATGAAGTAGGGCCAAGCCTTTGACGAGAGGCTGCCTTCTTCTGATCAGTATTATAGTAGAGATTTACAATCTCATTTATTTGATCAACATTAAAAGTTTCAAAGATAACGTCTATCTCTGCTTTGCTTAAATTTCTCCACGATGCATGATGTATTACCTCATGGAAGGCTTCAAAGCGGGCAACATGCTGTGCATTGCTTTTATTTAGACCCATAGTTAGCCTAGCTAACCCAAAAGGATTAATTACTAAAACCATGCCCTGTTTAGTTCCTACTGCTCTATACGCACCAAGGAATTTATTTTTCTTGTTGCGGTCAACCCGAACCTCCATACCAAAGAAGGAAGCTACTGTTTCTGCATCACGTCTCGCTTCAATATATCTGTCGTAGTGTTGTTCAGCAGTCTGCCCTTCTCCTAACTCTTCTGAAAGCTCTTTAGTTCCCCACACAGCGTCGAACTCACCAATAAACTCTTCTTCTCTTTTTATCTCCTGTTGTCTCTTTATCTCTAGCTCCTCTTCAGTTTCTTGTGAAAGACCTCCCGCCTGTGTTTCTCTCTGTTGGCTTTCTTTAACAATAACATCAGAATCCTGTTCGGTTATCTTTTTTTGTGCGAGCTCTTTATCTATGTCTTGAATAAGAAGTTCTTTGGCTTGAGAAACTTCAACGCCATCTACAAAACCTTCAGCCTCTTTAAGAGTAGAATTAGTTCTCTCTTCAAATTCTTTTTGTGATATTTGACCACTAAGATACTCGTTGTATCTATCGGTGATCATATCAACATCAACATCAGAGACAGACGTGGTAATAGGCTCTCTAGCTCTTGATGCGGTTCGCAACTGTCTAGTTATCTCTTCTCTATTGTCTCGTAAAAATTGTTGTGTTAAAGGAGATGACCCCTCTAGATCAGAGATAATGTTATCTATAGTATCTTCTTGGAACTTTTCATATCTAGCGCCCCTACCTTTATCCATCATTGATTGCACACCAACAACTCCTCCACCCATAACGCCCCCTATACTGGCTGCATGAAGGCCAGTCATAACTCTATCAATCATCGGTGTGTCTTCATTAAGAGCAGCATCCATAATGAATGTCTGTATAAATTCATCAATACCTTCTTCAGCAGCTTCACTCGCTGCTGGAATTCCAAATTGTCTTATAAACCTAGACTTTTTAGCTGCTTGTTTGAGTTGCTTTTCAATACTAACTCTTATGGCTTCTTTTACTTTGGTTGATGTTAAACCTCTTACATCTAAATTAAGTATCTTCGACATACCTGCTGACATACCTTTGTATGTCATACCCCGTAAAAAGGCTTGTTCAAAACCCCCTAAACCTACACCCATAAACGCTGAAGTAATTAGTCCCGTAGTTGTTCCAGATAATAACGCATACCCTAACGCTGCGTCATGTTTTTCTTCATGAGTCAAGTTGTCTGGCTGTGCATCGTATATTGTCGCATACGTGTTACCTGCACTTCTGTTTGCAGCAGTCAAAAATAAAGACGGAAAAGGAGCAGCTTTTCGGAAGACCCCATTTGCTACTGCTTTGTTGTATTGTTTAATGGCTTCCTGCACTCCTTCAGAAGCCACTACGTCAACAGAGTCATTTACTTTTTTTTGAACTTGCTTCTTTAGAGCTAAGTCTTTAGCTGTATCTCCAAACTGTCTCCCTGTTACTGCCTTTGTTAAATTTTTAGCTAGTGCTTTAGCAGTGCTTGTAACTCCTGCTTTTGTACTAGCGTAAGCAACACCACCAAGACCTAAAGTTCCCGCAGATAGCAAAGCTGTCGCAGAGACATCAACAACCATTGGCGCAACCACGTTTGAGAGATCCATACCCCAGCCAAAATCATCACCGAAAACAGAAGCGATATCTCTTCTGCGCTGTCTGGCCCTTTGATTGTCTACTAAATACTTTGTAGCTCCCTCGCTCTTAAATATAACAGCCCCTAAAGAAGCAAATAAACCAATTACTGCGTCGGGAACAGTTGCTACGACATCTCCTAATCTGTTTTTTATAGAACTGTAATTACGTCTGTCAGCCAAAAATTCATCAAGTATGTCTGTATCAGATAAATTTTTAACTTTGCCCGCTTGTTTAGCAGCCATCCAATTATTACTTGTGGCTGCTGAGTCAGATAAAAATTGATTGTATTGGTCATAGGTAAGTTCCCTGAACAACTTACGCTGATTCCTGAGTGATTTAAGCTGACTTGGTGAAAGCCTATCATCTGATTCGATTGCTCTTTCAAACACATCCTTTTGCTGCATTAGGTTTGGATGGGCTAGTACATGCCCACTGCCTAAGATACGAATGTTTTTTGTGTTATCATCTTCATAAAAATTAAACTCTCCTCTTTCATTTACTTCGTTAGCTGCTAATAATTCAACAGCCTCTTTAATCTCTTTGTCTGAATATCTTTGTAAAGCAGCCCCTTCACCAAAACCATTTTTAGATGCATAAGCCGCAGACAGCCCTTTGCGAATGTCGCCCACTACAGCCAAAACATCGCTTTGCTGATTAGCAGAAGGGTCTAAGTCTTTTGCTTTTACAAGACCCCGCATGACATCAAGAGCATTTTGAGATACTTCACCAGACCTGTCATCAGACCCTAGAACATTATTTAGCTCTGATAAAATTTGAGCCTCTCTAATAATTTCAAAATTTGTTTTAGCGTCTTGCTCTTTTTTAAGCCCAGACATAACACGATACGCATCTGAATAATTTAAAGCTCCCAGCCTAACAGAATCATCTAACGCTTTACCTCTATCAGTTATGTTAACGCCCCCAATAACTTTATTGTTGCCTTTTTCATCTGAGACTCTCGCAAAAGAAAGCAAACCAGAATCAACTAAGAGTGTCTTGGCAGAGTTTAACTGGTTATCCAACTCTTTTTGGTTGCCGCTGCCGCTACTCTGATTCTCAAGCCAAGTAGATCCTGCTTGCTCTCCGTAAGCCATACGGATAAGATTAGTCTTTGTTTGTATGTCTGGCTCTGGTTGGATTGTTCGTAATAACTCTTCAGAATTAGCTTGTTCAGCATCAATTAATTCTTGTTCTAATAAAGAAGATACGAGACCTTGAGTGATGTTAGACTCAAGGTCATCGTTTAGCTGACCTGTACGAAAATAATGACCTCTTTGATAATTTGCATATCCAAGAGACTTTGTGATTGGGTCTTGTATATTAGCGCCCGCCTGATTTGACCAGACACTTAAAGGTTGAAGAGGAGCAACGACGATATTTTCATCGAGATCATTTGGCACGGGGGTTTTCTCCCCCAACGATAATGTTGGATATAAGTCTGACACAGCAGAATTTGGGTTTGTATAGTTATTATTTAGTAATTACCTTCTCCAGCTATCGCTTACTTCAGTAACAGCGGGGTCAGGAGTAGAAATCTCTTCGTTAAATCTCATAGACAAAGCCGATCTTTGTAACGTCAGAGTTTTGAAGGCTATATTGAAAAGCTCTTCAACTGCAAGTTCTTTCAAACCAGATTCTTCATCTTCAGGCATTGTGCCTGAAGCATATTTTAATTGTTTAATTAAAGAAATAAGTGCCTCTTTTCTAGAGGAAGCCGATAAGCTCGTTCCTTTAGGTAAAGCAATATTGAGGTTCTCCAGAAGTTGATCTGATATGTCTGCTCCTGTATTTAGTCTGAATAGAATCTGACCAATGTCTTCTAATTCTTTAAGACTCTCTGTTCTTGTTATTTTAGAACTTTCTCTTCTTTGTATTATATCAAAAATTTCACGATCTCTTTGAGATAAATCAGCGTCGAGCCCACTTGTTGGTGTTCCAGCTTTAGCTAGATCTTCCAGCTTACTTTTGAAAGCGTCTTGATCCGCTTTCTTTTTGGTAAGATTAGCGTCTGCTTCCGTGAATAATGACTTAATTGTAGTGTCTCCCATCAGGGAAGCAATTTTTGGTGTCATAGCAGTAGCTAGAAGAGCATCTCTCTTAACAGAATTAGGAGCGTCAGAAGAAGATATTTCTTGTAGTCTGCTTGCTACTTGAGGTGCTATTAACTGTACTTGTTGTTCTTTCCTATTTTTCCTTTGAGCAGTTTGTAAATCTATAAATGCTTTTTGTTCTTTAATCGAACCCTCTCCCCGCATACCAAACTGCCTTATCGCCCCAGCTATGTCTTGAGAGGGCATGTTAGAAGCAGCAATGTCAGAGAAAAATGAACCTTTCAAATCAGCCATGTCTGTGGTTGGGTCAAACGACCCTTGCATAGCTTGTGCGCTAGAAGACACGTTAGGTATGTTTGCGCTCCTTTGTAACTTCCTATATTCAGGAGTTAATATTGTTGGCTCGTTTAGACGAATCTTCTCTCCTTGAAGAGCCATTTCTTGTGCTGCTGCTCTATATCCTTGCCTACGTAAACGACGTGCGGCTCTTCTGTACTTAGAAGATGGGCGGTCTAAAGAATATCTTTTCCCCAACTCGTAGGAGGGCATTGTAGTAAACTGCATATATGTGAATTATTTATGTTTTATTGCTTACGTTTCTTATTAGCGTCTCTTAGAGCCATCCTCCTTGCAGAGGCTTTGCTAGCTGGTCTTGGACTCATGTCTCCTATAGCTCTGTTTGCTGCAGGGGATGCTCTATCTTTTCCGATTGGTCTGCCAAAAGCAGTTGCAGGACGGCCAAAAAAAGCTGCCTTCTCTGCATCATCTTTTGCTGCTTGCGCTGAGATAGGGATTGATGACTCATAATTTGGAGACATACCCATTAAAGAGTTTTGAGCAGCCATCCGCTTGTCTTCTTGATCTTTTTTCTTTTTTATAGAGCCTCCTCCAATAGCTCTACCTTCACCATCTTTTGAAAAATATGTTCCTGTTCTTTTATCGCTCATAATTATCTACCAAACATCTTATCTTCTTTTTCTTTTACCATCCTTAAAACTTCCGCTCTTTCCTTAGGAGACAATCCTTTTATTTCTTCATTAAATTCAGAAGTAAATTCGGGAGGTTCTTTAACTTTAAACTGTTCGTCCAACATTTCTCTCTTCTGTCTTTCACGATCTTTTGTTTGTTGTTCTTTCTCTCTTGCTTCTTTTGCTTTAAAAGCAGTCTCCATTGCTAAAGGATTAAGTCCCTGAGAGTTTATGGGGTCATCGAGGACTGTTTCTCCTGATCTGACTTTAGGGTCAAGGTTTGTGTCCGTTTTAAATTGTTTATACCCCCTGACAAGGTCTCTAAAATTTCTAAAAGCTCTAGCTTTGGGTTGTTGTATATTAAATGTACCCTCTCGAATACGAGCTGCTACTTCTTCCCCTGTGCGTAATCGAAAACTACCATCAGGCTCTCTCTTGCCTAAACGTGTAGGAGCAAGAGTGGCTTTATCTTTAAGAAACTGGTCGTAGCCCCCTGCATAACCTGCAAAGTATTCTTCATCAGGAGTTAATCTTTTGGGTTTATTTCTTATATCGTTTATAACTTGTTCAGCGGTAGGAGGTTTACCAGATGGTTTTGTACCAGATGTTTCTTGATCAGATGGTTTTGTACCAGATGGTTCTTCATCAGATGGTTCTTCATCAGATGGTTCTTGATCAGATAGTCCTTCATCAGAGGGTTCTGTTTTAGTAAGACCGATTTCTCTGCTTGCATCATCAGATATATCTTGCTCTGTTTCTAGCGCAGAAGAAAGGTCAGTGTATGCCTTGTTTATGTCTCCTTTACTCAGGGCAATTTGTTCTTTATCGGTTTTGCCCAGCATGTCGTCATCTGCATAACTAAAAAGAGATAGTATTTCAGTCTCATCATCAGCACCAAAATCACTTAAATCCGTAATTAAAGCCTGTCTTAATCCTTCTTCAAAATACGGTTCTTTCCTCGTTCCTTTTAAATTAGGGTTAAGGGCTTCATTAATAAAGTCAGATCCCTTTACTGTTGCTTGCGCTTCACTAATTCTATTAATTAGGTCAACTGAGCCCGCTTTGCCATATTTATTAATTTCTGCCCCTATCCTCCTTAGTGCATCCTCAACAGTGCCTCCAAAACCAAAAGCTATTGGATTCCTTTCTTGATTTCTTGGGTCGGATGGATATATAGCTAAGTGTAATTCACGAGCATAATAGTCTGCTAAGTCGTTTTTTTGTTTTTCCGTTAATTCGCTGTATTTTGCCATAAAATATAAATGATATTACCTATAAATTTAGTTTTTTTATATGAAAAGTCAACAAGCCTATGCCCCTTGCAAGGTCTGCGTGGACAACATATTAGTAAGTGCTTTGATAGATTTGCGTTGGTTTGGTTTAAAACCGCTACTTTTCCCTGTCTCTACAGGTTCTACAGCAACTAAGCCGTGACGTTGTCGGGCTAAATCTAAACAAAGAAAAGCAGCGTCAGCCAAGTCAGGGGACTTTCCTAGTCTTGATTTATAGTCTATTTTACTTTCTACCTTCATCCTCAAGGTGTTTCCTTTGATCATATCATAATTCCTGCCTGTTATTTCTTGAGCTAAATCCCCGTTTATACCAAAAATTTGTTTAGTCCTACAAAGTTCTTTGCCAACAAACCACAACTCAGTTACTCTATTCACATATAATTCGCTTCCTATAAGTTTTGAATTAGCAGAGACTTTACGTTCAGATGCTTTACCTCCAAAAGAAACTCGCAAAATTTCGTCACTCCATTCTCCAGCTAAAACGTCGCAAAAAGGGGCTCCTGCTCCCGTTGCGTCTACTGCAATATCCATCGGTTTTATCTTTCTTTTTTGACACTCCTGCTTCACCTGACGAACAATCTGATAAGTCCTTGGAACCGCTTTGTTGGTGGCATCGTCGTTGAGATGTATAGCCTCATCCAGCTCACAAACAAACTGCCCATTTACATCATAACCAACTTTTCCTGTGTATAGAATGCATCTATCACCACCGTTTGTAAAGGCAGGATCTAGACCCGCTATTGGTATAGGAGTGCCTTTCCAGTCCACCTTGTTCATGGAGCCACTTCGAGACAATTCTGCTTCGTTGTATATCGTATCTTCTTCATCACCATCGAAAAATACAGCACGGCACATCCTGTAGTACCCTCGTGACTCCTGACCTAATAATGCTTTATCTTCGTTTAGCTTGTCCGTTGTTGGTAACCAAGGGTATATAACTTCATCTGCAACAACATTTGGACTCCTTTCAGCGTCAAACCTAATGTATTCGCCTCCCCATTTAGTTCTCCACTCATAATCAATATTAGTATCTACGCTATCCCACCCATGTTTCGGAGTAGCCCAAACTCCAAAAGCATCGAACCTTGAGTTTGGGTTGCTTAATCCTATCATCTCAAACCTCTCATTTTTAGATAAGTTACTCAAACCAGCTTGGACAATAGCCTCAGAAATTTCTGACAGCTCATCAGCTATCAAAATAACACGCTTTTGTTTAATACCTATAAACTTACCTATTGCTTCTTTAGTCTTTGATTTTTCTGCAGCAATCAAAGAGAGACCTGCTCTTTCTATTAAGTTACCTTTTTCTGTTACATAAGCAGCGTTACCTATACTATCTCTTATCCTAATAGGAGCACCTTCTATCACCATCAGTAGAGATACGACAGAACCCCAAATTCTCTTTCTAGCCTCACGTAACGTAGTTGATGTCAGTAGAACTAGAGTATCTCTTGGAGCAGCTAACCAGTTAAGAATACCCCAAGCTGCTAACGTATGAGACTTTCCGCTATTTGCAGCACCTCCTATTGCTATGTATTTATTGCGAATGACCGCTCTTATCATTTCCTCTGCCCAAGGATGGCGAACCATCATGGGTTCTGGTCTTTCTGGACTGTTCCATATTTCATCACAAAGCCTCCAAAAATAATATTCTTTAGCTCTGTAAGACTCGTGGTTCCCTAGTCCATATAGTAAAGCTGTAATAGTGTTAGTTGGAGGAATGAGCATACCGCCAACATTCATCTTTTTAGATTTAGCATCTATAGAAGGTTCATACGCTTTAGTGGTCTTACTCATATAACTTGAAAACAGTTTAAAATAATAGTATAAGTTATGTGGTTTGCGAAAGAAACAAAATGATACAGATTTTTTAAATCGTGAAGATGTTCAAAGAGCACTTCAGCTTTATAAAAAAGACTACAAACTCGTTAATATAGCTGACGAATTAGGTATATCTGCAGCTACTTTAAGACGATGGTTAAGACGTGCTGGTTACGGGCCGAAGAATGATTCTTATGGGTCTAACCCAAAATCCGAACAAGATAAGCTAGACGCTCAAGATCCTTTGCAAACAGCCCTCGAAGATGATTTAGAAAAGAAAACAAAAGAGGCAATCAATATTGCCAAACGTAAGGCTCGTGAAACGGAAGAAAAAAATATTTTAGAAATAGCAGAATCTCAAACATCTCCCGCAGAAAAATATCAATCATATGTGGCTGCTTCAGGGATGAGACTTCTGAGAGACTACATGGACAATTTAAGAGGGCCAAAAACTATACGTGAACTTGATCAGCTTGATCAGATTATAAGAAGAAATCTTGGTCTAAATGAAAAAAGAGGGGGAGGCACAGGTAAGATGCAAATAGATATCAGTATACTAAATAATGCTCGTGCTGATAAAGGCAAAGGAGCTGTAAAAATTAATAAAGAAGATATTATAGATGTCGAAGAGCAAACCAAAGACTAATGAAGATGCCGAATCAACTCTGTTATTGTACGCAGGTATTGAGGATGCTTTCATAGGAACAATCGATAGATATGGTAGTCCTCCAATTGCTTGCTATTCGAAGGAAATAACTATCTCTTTACTAAAGAAAAACTTCAACCTGTCTCAAAAAGAAGCAGAGGAAAAACTTGAATATGAATACCTTCAAAACAACTTTGGTGAAGCGACTCCTTGCTTCTTAGATGATAGAAGCTAATGAAACTCTTTCAAGATAGAGTTCCTGTAGAAAACCCTACAGTACTAAAAAAAATTATTCTTTCTAATAAAGACTTTACATTTACGACTGATCTTCTGATAGGTACATATTTTTTAGTTAAGCCAAAGCAAGCGAAAGAAATTTTTTATATACAAATGCTCACAAAAAATTTAGACGTTTTTTTGCCAGCAGAAGGCGAAGGCTTGCTACTTTCTAAAAAAGCGCTGCATAATATATGATCATTGGTATCGACAATGGTTTGGATGGAGGTGTAGTAGCTATATCAAAACACACTGGAGCCATAATAGATAAAACAATAATGCCGACTTTTAAAAGGGGAGGCAAAAGAGAAGTTGATGCGAGAAGCCTATATGAGTGGGTCATGCAACTTGAGCAACCTGTTGGGTCTTTTCTAGTCGCTATAGAAGAACCACTTAAACACGCAAAATCATCACAAGCTGTAAGATCTATGGGGATTTCTTTTGGAAAAATCGTGGGCCTTTGCGAGAGCAGACAGTGGAACCATGATTGTATAGATGTACATAAATGGCAAAAACAAATATTAGGGCCAATACCAAAAGGGCATAGTAAAAAAGCAGCCCTGCAAAAAGCTAATTTATTAGCCCCAGAAGAGTCTTGGTTGAAGAGCAAAAGATCAAGCACACCGCACGATGGGATGATAGATGCTTTCTTAATTGCTTGTTATGCTAAAGAAAACACATAAATAAAATTTAAAGAATACTTTTAAATTTGGTTTATAATACAGCAAGTTAGATATTTTCTTGGTTGATATCTAATTAGAGGACAGGGGTGTTTTTGCTATTTTCTCATCCCTGTCCTCGTTCAATTTTTTTCTGTAGACAAATTCTTAGGGCTGATGTATTCATGACAAAATGAAAACCTTATTCGACAAACAAAAGGAAGCATGTGATTTCTTCCTAGCACGGCAAAACAAAAACATAAACACAATAGATAGCAGCCATGTAGGGACAGGAAAGACTGTAGTAGCTGCACACTTATCTAAAAAACTAGAGTGTGAAGTTGCTGTAATTTGCCCTAAAGCAGTTATTCCTTCGTGGGAAAGAGAGCTAAAAGAAACAGGAGTGAAGCCTTTGTTTGTTCTTAATTACGAAAATATTCGACGAGGCCGTGCCCCATTTATGAGTAAAAGAGGTAAGAAAATAATGAAATGGCACTTGCCCAAAAATACTTTGGTTTTAATAGATGAGATACATAAATGTAAAGGAGCCTTTACACAAAATGCTCAGTTACTGATCAGTTTAGTTCAGCAAGGATACCGCATTCATGGGATGTCAGCTACAGCAGCAGAAGACCCAACAGAAATGAGGGCATTAGGTTTTATGTTAGGGCTGCATAATTTAAATAAAAAAGAAGACGAACTTCAAAGCTGGTATGGCTGGATGAGTAGTAACGGATGTGCTCCTGATCAGTGGAAACAATGGAGGCTGATTAGTAGGAAAAAACTCCAAACCTTAAAAGGAACTATATATGGAGTTACTGGACACAAACTAACTGTTGAAGATTTTCCTGATAGTTTTAGAAACAATAGAGTCTTTAAGGAAAGAGTAGAATTCTCTGATAAAAAAGGAATACAAAAAATATACCGTGAGCTTGAGATAACTCCCGAAATAATTACAAAGTATATTGAAGAAGGAACTGTAGGAGATAGCGAACACATTCTTGTAAACATCCTCAGAGCACGTCAGCTAACAGAAGCACTCAAAGTTTTAGATATTGCTAATATGGCAAAAGATTTAATAGATGAAGGTAACTCTGTGGTGATGTTCGTAAACTTTCGAGACACCGTGGAAGCCCTATGCTCACAACTTAAATGTAAATCAGTTGAAGGAGGTCAAAGCATAAATGAAAGACAAAAGATCATCGATGACTTTCAAGATGATCAGACAAATGCGCTTGTTGTAAACATTAGCGCTGGAGGTACAGGACTTTCATTACATGATATTAATGGTAAAAGACCAAGAATTAGTTTAATATGTCCGTCCTACTCAGCAAAGGAGTTTGCTCAAACATTAGGCCGAATACATAGAAATGGGGCAAAGTCAGATGCAATTCAAAAAATTCTCATAGCCGCAGACACTATTGAAGAGGATGTGATTAGGGCTGTGAATAGAAAGCTAGAAAACTTAAAGACACTGCATGGATAATAAACCTGATCACGGTAACAGAGGACATGCAGAGTTCTCTCCGTCTAGTCTTAAATATGTTGCAGCATGTGCAGGATATGTAGGGCGATCAGGAACAAATGCGGCAGCAGAAAAAGGGACACGAATACACGAAGCTCTTGAAGTCAAAGACCCATCAGCTCTTCATGATGAAAGCGAACACGAAATATATGAAGCTATAGTCTCCGATGAAGACGCTTACTTAGCAAGTTTCTCTAACGGAAAAGCATATGAAGAGTTTAACGAAATCCAAGTAGATATAAAATTAGATGGTACAGGCACTTGGGGTACGTGCGATAAGTTTGTAAAGATTGGTTCACGAGCTGTCATGATAGACTACAAGACAGGAATTAGTAAAATAGACGAGCCAAGAGAAAACTGGCAAGCTATGGCATACACAGTCGGAGCTTTTCAAGCACATGAAGAGGTAGACGAAATAGATTTTGTTTTTTTTATTCCAGTAAGAAATGAAACTTTGACGGGATTATTTAAAAGAGAAGAATTACCAGACTTAATTAAAAAACTAAGTAAGGTAATTAAAAGAGGGGAAAAAATTAGACCTCAATGGGAAAACGGAGCGCCCTCTATATATGAACTTAACCCTACAGTAAACTGTAGGTTTTGCACTCACGAAGATATATGCCCCGCTTTGGGAGGTCTTGCAGTTGAAGTTGCTTCAAGAGTAGCAGATGATGCTTTACCTAAAGGAGATATTGAAGACCCAGACGACCCTGCAACTATTGAGCATCTCTATGTGGTATCTAAAATTGTAACGAACTGGGCAAATAGAATAAAAGCCAAAGCGATGGGAATGGCAAAAGAGGGTGTTGAATTTCCAAACCTAAAACTTAAATCGATGGGAGCACCAAAAAAGTGTACGGATAACATAAAACTAGCACGTCTTGCAGAAGAATTTGATTTAGATAAAGAAGAGATTTTGAATATTGCTAGTATGCCAATTACAAAATTAGCAAAAGCTGTAGGGGACACAGCAGAGAACGGAGAGAAAAAACAAAAAACAAAAGATTTTCTTGACGCTGCTGAAGATCTCGACATTGTGTCGAATTCTGACACCCGTTATACGTTGTCATAAAACATCAAACATTAAACATAAAACATTAAACATAAAAATAAAAATATATGAGTAAAGCAATTAAAAAAATTAAAGAAGAAACTTTAGGAGTATTAGGAGAAGCACCGAAACTAAACTTTGCGGCCGAAGATTTGGATGCACCAAGGCTAAACGTTGTACAAGCTCAATCTAAAATAGCAGGTGAAACTGGTGATTTGGTAATAGATAAACTATATACTTTAGTAAAGCATGAAGAAGAATGTAAAGCCATTCCTATAAATGCAATAAAGGGGTGGAGAGAGGATACTCCTTTTGGCCATCCTGAAATGCCGAGACAAGTCTTTACTGAAGAAGAGGCAAAAGAATTAGCTAAGAATTCTGATTTTAATGTAATCCCTTTTGCGGAAATAATTTTTCTATTTCCAAAAAATGATAATGCTGACGAAGACGCATTTCCCTTTCCTATAGGTGATGATTTCTACGCTCTTGGAAAAATTAACGTGGCGAAAGATGCATTTAAATTCACTTATAAAAGACTTGCTACTTTTCAGCTTTTTAATAGTACGTCCCCTATATGCATAAAGGTATGGAAATTTAAAACAGAACTTTTGACTAAAGGTGTCCATTCGTACTTTGTACCAAGTGTAACTCCAACTACCGAATACTCACCAGAGGGTATCGCAGAATTCGCATCTACACTTACATAATATGACTGATAAAAAAGAAGTTAAAAATATAATTGAGACAGAGCAAAAGTCGGTCATAGCTCTTATCGAGGATATCGACAAAAAAATAGCTGAGTTGAAAGACCAAAAAATAAAGCTCAAAGAGCTTGAGATTGCTTTTAACTGGTATGCTAAAAAACTAGATATTGAGATTACCGAGTTACCAACTCAGGACTTGCTTGATATAGATATAGAATCCTAGATGCTTTCAGCGATGGTTGTTAATTTTCATCGCTGTTCATGAGGGGGCTCACCCGTGCCGTGATCATATCGTGGGGGTATGTAGTGCGGGTGAGCACAATACAGATGTAAATTTACTATGAATACTTATGCAATCGACTTTGAGACATACTACGACAAAGAATGCTCCATCAAAACTCTTGGGACTGTAGCGTATTTTAACCATCCTCTTTTTGATGCATACATGGTCTCCGTTGTAGGAGACGACGGGACATCTTTTGTAGGAGACCCAAAAGAATTCGACTGGTCGATTATTGAAAACAACAGAGCTGTTAGCCATAATGCTCCATTCGACCAAAGCCTATATTTACATGGTGTCCAAAAAAACTGGTGGCCTTCTATTAAATATAGAGAATGGCTTTGCACTGCAGATCTAGCTGCTTACTGCGGTCTTCCAAGAGCACTTAAAAATGCGTCAGCCGAATTGTTCGACCTTGAAGTCTCAAAGGAAACAAGAGACAACATGTTAGGCAAAGATTGGAGCAGCATGTCTAAAGAGTTTAAAAAAGAGGTTTCTGATTACGCTCTTAAAGACTCAGAGCTTTGTTTAAAAATATGGCAGGAACTTGAAAACAAGTGGCCTGAAATTGAAAGAAACATTAGCTGCCTAAATAGGACTATATCCCAAAGAGGAATACCTATAGACACAAAAGAACTCAAAGCACAAACAGAAAGTATTAACAAAAATTTATTTGATGTTGAGAATACAATTCCTTGGATTGGAGAAGCTCCGACTCTTTCAAGGAAAGCATTCAATAATGAATGCAGAAAGATAGGTTTAGAACCCCCTATCAGCTTGGCAATGACCGACAAGGATGCAAATGCGTGGATCAATAAACACGGGCAGAAATATAAATGGATTGGGGCTGTCAGAGATTACAGAAGGATTAACTCACTGAAGAGAAAAATTGAGAGCTTCGGTTACGCTACGATGGGTGACGAAAGATATTATGGAAATATAATGTATTGGGGGGCTTCCACAGGAAGGTTTTCTGGTGGTGGGGGTAATCTAAACCTACAAAATTTACCGAGAGGAGAAATGTTTGGTGTAGATTTACGTAAACTTATTTCTTCAAAACCCAATAAGAAACTTATAGCTGTAGACTTATCTCAGATAGAAGTAAGAACTCTATGTTGGTTAGCCAATGATAAAGATACCTTAAAAGAGATTCAAAGTTGCGACGACATTTATGAAGCCTTTGCTATTAGGTTTGGCGAATGGGACAGCTCCCAAGGTATTTTAAAGGAAGAGAACCCAAAGTTAAGACACCTTGTAAAGACTATCGTCTTAGGATGCGGTTATGGTGCAAGTGCTGCCAAATTTTCAATTATAGCTGGTATCCCGTTAGAAGAGGCAGAGAAAGCTGTAAACATGTATAGAAACAAAATGAATAAGGTTGTCGGGTTTTGGAATACACTACAGAGAAAGTTACATGTTGCTTACTCTAGTATTAGAGAATTCAAAGTGCCTTTGCCCTCTGGCAGGTCACTGAATTACGGTAAGATTAAAGTAGCTCTTCAAAATCAAAGAAGAAACTATGTGGCTATGGTAGCTAAAGGACATAGAAAAATTCCTGTAAGATTATGGGGTGGTTTGCTTGCTGAAAACGCCTCTCAAGCTCTAGCAAGAGATATATTTTCTGACATGATGTTACGTATAGAAGAGAAGGGAATAAAAATTATTTTTCACGTACATGATGAAGTGGTTGTTGAAGAAGACTGCGATAAGGCAGATCAGTCATTGAAAGAAATTATTCAGGTTATGAGTACTCCTCCTGAATGGATTCAAGACATACCACTTGAGGCAGAAGGTAAAATACTTAACAGATATGAAAAATAATATGGAATACCGATACTTAAAAAATTTAAGAGAGAAAAAAGTAAATAAATTTACAGACCCTTTATCCATTCAAAAGAAAAAACCAAAGTTCTCTGACAAAGCGAAATTTAGAGAATGGTGCGCTAATGAAAATACAGATCATGTATTTTACAGTACAGTTGAAGGGGATAATCCCTCTCTAAGGATTCAAGCAGATAACCCGCCAAATACTATATCAGGTATTGTCGCTGATTATGACGCTCCTGTTGATTGGGATATTGTTGAAAGAATCATTAACACTCAATGTAAAGGTTTGATGCCTACTTGGATAAGTAGAACCCAATCAGGATATATGAGACTTGTGTGGGAGTTTAAAAAAATACCTATATCACCAGACATGTTTAATGCTTTTATGCAAAGGATGTGTGCTCATCTTAGGCTTGATAGGATATTTGCAGGATTTGACAGGTCATCTCTTAAATCAAACCAATATTTTGAACTAGGCGAAGATTGGAAAAAATTGGGAGAGCCTCTTCAAGAAAACATTGTTCAGACAGTGTTACTAAAAGCAGCTATGGATAAGCCTCCACAAACAACAGAAACATCAATACCTATGGAGGTAGTTGCAGAAGAAGCCTTAAAAAGATTTCCAGATAGATGGATGGGTGAATTTTCTGTAGGAGAAAGAGGGCCACTTTTTTGGATAGACGACGGTATTGAAAGAGAAGGATGTCAACTTACTCAAGACGGTGTTATTTGCTACAGTGATAGAGCAGGTAAAGGGTTCCTTACTTGGAGAGAAATACTTGGTAAAAAGTTTGTTGAAAACTACGAAACAAAAAAATTAGGAAACCTTTTAGATAACTACTGGTTTAATGGTAAAAACTTCTTCAAACTTCTTCATGGCACTGCGGTTTCAATACCAAAAGATCAACTGGTTTTAGAGTTACGTAAATGTGGATTCTTGTCGAAGCCTAAAAAAGGACAAACCATATCAGAAGTAGATGCGGCTGTGCTTACAATTTCAAACGAAAACAGAATACATGAGATAGCGCCTATCATATGGTCAAAAGAAAGAGTCGTTGACGTAAACTCACATAGGATTTTAAATTCCCAAAACGTTTTTCCTATTGAGCCTGATGAGAATGGTGACCCTAAAAAATGGCAGTTTATACACGCTTGGCTAAACCAATTATTTGTAAATGAAAAAAGACCCACAATAGAATATTTTCATGCTTATATGAAAAGATTTTACGAATCTGTTTTTTATAGGATTCCGAAGCAAGGCCAAGGACTTATATTAGTCGGGCCTACTGGAAGAGGGAAAACCTTAGTTGCTCGAAGAGTCATAGGAGCACTAGTAGGTGGTTATTCAGACGCTTCTGAATACATTTGTGGGCAAACATCTTTTAATAAAGAGCTTGCTAGAGTTCCTTGCTGGTGTGTTGATGACACAAAAAGTGCCGCTAGTTTTCAAGACCAAAGAAAAGCTACAGAAATATTCAAACGAGTCGTAGCTAATCCTGACATTTCATACATGGCAAAATACTGCGATGAGATGAGTATTCCTTGGACTGGTCGGATAATACTTACACTAAACATGGACGCTAACTCTCTTAGTGTGATTCCAGCACTTGATTCAAGCAACAGAGATAAGGTAATGGCTTTACGTATTTCTGACAAAGCATCAAAAAATTTTCCCCCTAACTCAGACCTTGAGGATATTATTAATAATGAACTTCCGCACTACGCAAGATGGTTGCTTGATTGGGATATTCCAAAAGAAATAGTAGGGCGCTCTAGATATGGTGTAGTTTCATATATTGACAAATCTGTAGCCTCTGCAGCTTACGATAACTCAAGCAGAAGCAGTATAGCTGAACTAGTAGAATTCTTTGCTAAAAAAGCGAGAGAGTATTGGGATGGAGATACTAAATGGAGGGGAACCTTAACAGAATTTCAGGTTTTACTTCATGAATTTAATGGAGGTAGGTCTGTTGGAATGTCTAACAACTTAGAGTTTGTTAGAAGAGGCATGCTTATAATTGAAGAATCATGTAAAACAAACAAGCATGTTCGGCCTGTGAAATCACTTGGCTTTGGGGGAGGTAAGGTCTGGGAGATTGACATTACGGACAAATACGATATAGATAAAATTAATAATAACTCAGATGACTAGATCAGAAATAGAAGAATACATTGAAGTTAGTGCGCCAGACTATTCTATAACACTAGCTGATGGATTAGATGAAGCGTTTATAGGGTTAGACACAGAAAACGAACATCCTAGAGCTGTCTACTCTATTGAACTTTGTATTCAAACTCTCTCAACCGAAATGCCTGAAGAAGAAGCAACAGAGTATTTTTGGTATAATGTAGCAGGTTCATTAGGGCAAGGTTACCCTCTGTATATATCAACACCGCCAAAAGACACTAATAAAGAAAGTCCCTACTCTTAGCTTATTTATATGTAAAGCAGTTATTTAGGTTTGAAATTGATGTGTGGTATCCTGCTGCTTTATAAACGAAACCAAAGCTATCTTTATCGCCTTTAGCCATAAAATTAGATGTAGCAAAATACTTTGTTGTAGGCAGCCATCCTAAAATCCAAACAACCATCAAATCTTTTCTTACACGAGTAAAAAAGTAAACATCATTGTCTGGTACTTTATCTTTAGAAAAATTAACAGACACAACATACTCTGGCTTTGGTTTTGATGAACATGCTTTAGATTTAACTTCAATTCTTTTTTTCTTGTGTTCTATGTCGTGCGTATAACAGGAATCACCCACATATTTACTCCTACGAATAAATTTGTTAACAGCTATCTCTCCCAGACAACCAGTCATTCTGCCCATTCCTCTAGTAAATGAATTAGGCAGAACGCCCATCTCAGATGACCTTGTATGGGCTAAAGAAATATCGTCTCCAGAAGGCTTATACAAAGCAAACGAATCGACTTTAGTAAATTTTTTCATTTATGTTTTTTTAAAAAACTCTCCCAAGCAGGAAAAAATATCTCCTCCATACAACGAACAATAGCCTCCTGATCATAGGTTTGAAGCCACCCCACCCCGCTTATAAGCAAACTAGCTTCCATCATCTCATGTCTGATCGTCTTTAATAAAATAGTCCCACTGAGAGTGTTATTTATTTGGATAGTTTTTTTATCATGTAAATACATTCCAAAATCATCGCTATCACCATTGAAGGGGATTACCTCAAGTTTTACTCTCTGTCCTGCAATAGATACTGTTTTTGGAAGCTGCACATTACCACCTCCCAGAAAGATCTTTATATAACTCAATCCCAGAAGATATTGTTGAGGCAATATCCTCCATGTTTTTTATAGCAAAATCCCAGTTTTCAGTATTGCTCCCAAAGAAAGGTTCTGCAATCAATGCGGGGCATGATGTTAGTCTCAAGAATCCCGCACCTCTGCTTCTTTTCTGGCGAGGTTTTATTCCTCTACTCCTCAAATCAGGATAACAATCTTCAAAAGAATCACGTAAAGCACGAGCAAAAAGCCTTCCTTTACTTGATGTGTGCCAGTATAACCATTCATGCCCGTTTGCAGAAGGTGTAGCAGCATTGAAATGAAGTTCAATGGCTGCCTCAATATCGTCAGCCCTTAAAGTTTTGGCTAACCATTTCATAGAGTTCCAATAACTAGACCCCTTATACGTTGAATACACTTTATGTGTAATCTTCAGGTTTTTAGATATAAGATCTGCTAATTTAGAGTTGTAATCCCATTCTGTTACACCTGTTACAGAAGAGGCTCCCGAATCGTTGGGTCTACTGTGCCCTACACATAATGCTATCATATGCTATAAATATAGCACAATATCGAAAATATTCAGGCTTAATCAGTTTCTTCATAAAACTCTTTAAGTTTTCTTCGGTACTTTTTATTTTTTCTCTTGTGTTATTTTTTTTAATTTTTCTAGATGACCTTTATATATTTTATTTGCAGAAGATAGGTTTTTCTTTTTTGCAGGGTCTTTAGCATTTTTAGCTGCAAACCTAGATCTTTGCTCCATAGCCATAGTAGCTTGCACTTTGTGTTTATGTGATCTTTTGGCTTTTTCAATAATAGCAACACTCCTTTTAGCAGTCTCAACATCTTTGAACCCAAGACCTTTTATTGTGCCTTTTGGATCTTCATCTGTGTATAAATCAGAATGTTCTGATTTTGGTCTTTTAGTCCCGTCTTTTCTTTTTTCGGGGATTCTTTTTTTATCGACTTTTGTTTTGTACGCTTTGCTTTTCTTTAAATCCCTAAAAGATTTTTTTAATAATTTTTTCTTATTTGATTTTCCGTCGGACATTACTTATTACCTCCGACAATAACAGCACGTCTATATGAATAATCACTATGAAACTTCTGACCACGGCCCATGAGGTTGCCCTCTTTAAATGGGTAATCGTACCCTTTTATAAGGGTAATTGTAGGAGGATCATATAAGGCGCTTTCGTTCAAGGTGGAGTCGCCTACTAAGTCTCTCAAGGCGCAACTTGGCAGCAGGACTACCATCAGCAGCAAGGCGATCAATCTCATCTTCAAGATCATAAATGTACCTCCTATGTTTATACTTCTTATATGAAACGTATATATTTAAAGTATTTAATATAGCTTTAAATAATGACATATGAGCTATCTCCTAGCCGCTGCTTTCAACATAGCTTTCTTCTGAGAGTTTTTGCTTGAGCCCTTCTTTGAACCCTTCTTTGAACCCTTCTTTGATTTTCCTTTATCTCCGTAATCTTTACCGTAAGCCATTATTTCTTTTTAGATAAGATTGACCAAATAACACCGATAAGTGTAACAGCAGCGGATACACCTGTGGTAACTTCATTGTCAGTGGCAATACCACTTTGAGTCATGAAACCTCCACCAAAGGTGAGGACGTGACGGATTATTCCTAATATTGAATCTTTATTCATTTTTTCTTTTTTATTAAATTATACAGAGTTATTACAGCTACAGCGATACCTAAAAGTCCTCCAACCACCTGTATCCCCCATTGAATTACTTCTGCGTACGGTATTGTGACTGCTATCAGTGATCCAGTTAATCCTGTAATCCCTTTAGCTATTATCTCGCTGTCTGTCATAAAGGTAAAAATATAGCATGTTTGTAACGTTTTTCTAGCTGTAATCCATGCTGCTATGATAGGCTACTATAGCCTTTTATTACAGGTTTAATTAGGCAGCCAAGGATCGGGTTTAGTTTGATACAGCCATTCCAAGGTTTCTAAATAAAGCCTTTTGTCTTCCCATTCTTTTACCAACGAGTGGTTTAGTATTATAGAAAAGACAATCAGATGAAACATTGGTTAGTAGTCTAAACAATAGTAAAGTAGCTGCTAAAAAGTAGATTGTTGGCAATACGAAAACCAGAGCAATGATAAACAGTTTTGTTTCGAACGCCATTATTCATTGAGATCAGCAAACTCAAAATCAATCAGATAGTATTCACCTTCCTCATTTTGAACAATGTTTTTAGGATTATTGATCGTTCTTGGTTCCTCTACTTTAGCCTCATACGTCATAGTATAAGTTCCGTCTTCATTCTTAACTTGACCAACTGGTTGTATTTTTTTAATCAAATTAGGCTCAAATAGGTCGGGATTTAACTTTCGATCATTATGGGAGACACCGAACGCCTCGACTCTGTTATGCAATACCCTGTGATCGACCTCATTTATTTCAAAAACTTTCTCACCGACGTAAGTCGTTATTGTTGTTAAAGTTTCGGGATCTGAGTCGAGTAGTTTAGGCACACACTCGCAACCCTTTGATTCGAGGTATTGCAAGATAGTTATCTCATTCTCAAATCTTTCCTCTTTATCATGACCACGAAAATTTTTCACGATTGTGTTGTTTGTTCTGTCGTGTTTCACGAGGCATCTGTCAATGTCTTTTAAGACTATAATGTTATCGCTCATCTCTTGTTATTTCTTCTAATGTTACTAATGAATCTTTTTCTTCGTCTGTGAGCAAACCTTCATGAATATTCATTTTGCCATCGTCTAGGTTGTGGACAGGTTTTTCATCTACAAAGAAGTATGTTGTAGTGGCTCCAAACAGGCAACGATCCAATCCTATTGGATAAGCAGTCTTTTTGAAGAGTTTAGTTAATACCCATTCTTGCATGGCTTCGAAGTTTTCAAATTCTAAATACATTCGTTCTATCCAATTAAAAGTTTTGGCATACGGCCAACAAGTTTTCTTTGATCTACAGGTAATGCGTTGAAGGTGTTTGCTGTTTTTTTCAGATTTTGGTAATCAAAATCGAAGTCGTTAGCGTTAACATGATTACCTGCAAGCATCGTAAAATTAAGTCCGT